TAGAGAGGGCATAGGTCCATATCCCCGTGTTGGTGGTACTATTATTACCCGTGCGATGGGTCAGCGCCTGTGTTTCAGTGGTAAGGGCCGTCGTCTTGAAGGTGTTGTCGTTCCAGTCGTAGGACTTGAGCGTGCCGTCGCTCTGCACCTCATAGAGATACAGGTTGGTTGTGCCCGACGTGACCAGCGCCCCTGCCGCGTTCTGGAGCAAAGCACGAAATACTAACTCATTACCCGTCTGGCGGCAATCGACACCCTTAAAATCCAACGTTAGACATGGCTAACGACCTCCTTTCGATTGCTCCACCGCACGTCTAGCTAACGACCAAGATTTACCCTTATTGGGGTTGGGGTGACCGCGATGAGGATTTGGCTTTCCCTTGCGAATCTGACTTAGTTTCTTCTTCGTATCCTCACTATGTCGATACCCCGTTAATGACTTTGAAATCTTACGTCGCGTCTCCTCAGACGGTGATTTACCGAATAATGGGTGATTTTTACCATTTCTAGAGGCACTCATTTTCCTTCTCGTCTCCTCCGATAAGGGCTTACCTATCAGTGCCGCACTTATTTTCTGCCTTTGTTCGTCCGTGATAATTTGTCCCCGGTGAGACGCCCCTATCTTCGCACATGTTTCCGGGGATCGTTTTCTGCCTAAATGAGAAGGTGGACGACCCGCCTTAGCAGCCATATTAAAGCATCTAGGCGTCCCATAAAACTTGTCAATCGTTTTCTGTTCCTCGTCGAGAAGTGACGCAATAGAGCATAGAATAACAACTGAGAACCTTAGCGACCATTCCCCGTACTTATCATAAGCTCGTTGCAACCGAGTATTAGTATGCCGGCCTCTCCTTAGTTCCTTAATATGTCTCCATAATCTACCATTAAGGTTAAAGGCACTACCTACATAAAATCCTCGATTCGACACGCAGCAAATCTTGTAAATACCAGATGAGGAAGGTAGATTTCCTATCTGAGCCACCTTGAAGCCGGTGTTTGCCATCAGAGCGCCCCTCCACTAAGGATGCCGGTATTACGGGCGGCATCAATGGTCTGTACCGCCCCCACGTCGGGATAACTGGTGCTGACCTTACTGTAACTCGCTGAGGCTTCCTCAAAGACCCCCCGTCCACCTGCCAGGGCCGTTGAGCCAGCTACCAAAGAGAAGTCGCCATTGCCTGGGTCAGTCAAAGGGGCACTGGCCAGGGTAATGGCTCCGGTAGAATCCACGGTCCCATGCGTTTGACCGCTGGTGTTAGAGTAAAATGCACAATTGGAAACTCTAACTTCTGAAGTGCCAAGAGTGTTATTCACTCCATAGGCGCTATTGCTAACCAACAAACAATTTTCTATCACTACCACAGATCCTCCATTGTTCGACTGTATGCCATCGCCACCATTATTGTAGGCAGTGCATCCAGAAATCAGAGTAGTTCCGGAACTAACCTCAAAACCGCGCAAGCCATTACTTGCAGAGATACAGTTATCCATGGTCGCAAAACTAAATACAATAAATCCATCGTTATTAGATCCAGTATTACCGTGTGCGATACATCTTTTTGCAGAATCGCCTGGCGAACTCAACTGGAACCCAGCAGCACCTACAGTGTTGCTCTTGTTGCAGGCATATGCCTCACATTCCACGAAGATATTAGCACCACCACTGCTATTTATCCCGTTACCACGGATGTTATTCACCGTAACTCTTTCCAGGAAATTACTACCAGAAGTTAATGCTATCCCATCTGCACTTCCGGTTGCACCGTTATTCTGGATAATCAAGTCCCGTAAAACCACGTTGCCGCCACTAAGGGTCAATAGGGAATAACTTGTCCCCGATGTGCCCCCATCAATGGTCGCTCGTCCACCGTCCCCTGGAGAAGTCGAATACCCCTGGATCAGGAACACCCCACTGTTGCTCGCATTGATCGCAGCGGTGATAGAGTAAGTTGCCGTGTTGAGTAAATTGACGCGGGTCAGATGCGCACTAGCATCCGTTAAACCACTTGTGACAAAACTCAGCGGGAATCCAGTGGCCCCATTCGGCCCTTTCCATGCACCACCTACCTTGGCCTTATAGGTGGACCCGGTAGCGACAGACGAAGGCTGTGTCCCAGCATAGGCCGTGTTAGACAAGGTGATAGTCCAGGCAACCCCCGATCCTCCCGAAACAGCCGTAATCCTGGCCACCGTAGTCGGGGTAGTAGCACTCCCTGAGTACAGGGCCATGAACTGCCCCACCGCCACCGAACCGGAAGTGATAACGGAAACATAAACATGCGTGCTGGAGGTCCAGGAGCCCGTCCCCGCCGTATCACTCATGGATGGTGAGCCAGAGTCAGAGCCACCTGCCAGGTTGCTCCCATTCACAGGATCGCAATAGAATTCCGTATAAGCCATTGTGATCTCGCTTCTAGAATCCAACCACATCCGTAATGGTGTACCGGAAGTTCACCAGGTCCACACTGGCCAGGCGCGTGCCGCGCAGGAACATGAACCACTCGTCATCCCAGAACGGAATCGGCGTCCAGGGCTTGCTCTGCACCTGGGCCAACCATGGTTCCTCTTGCTCCAGAGCAAAGTTGAGCAAGCCCGTGGCGGTCTCGTCATCCCAGAACAGTCGCATCAGCCAGGGCTGACCCTGGACCTGGGCTAAACACGGTTCTTCTTGCTCCAGGTAGAGATTGACCAGCTTGCTGCTAAACTCATCATCCTGGAAGGGAAGGGCCTGCCAGGACACGCTCTGCGTTTGCGCCGTGAAGGCGAAGTCTTCGTCAAGGTTGAAGAACTTCAGCCAGGGCGCCGCGCCGGTGTCGTCATCCTGGAAAGACACACCGGCCCACGGTCGGGCCTGCACCTGGGCCACCCAGGGCGGCTCGTCCTCCACGCGCACATAGAAGTCGGTCTCGTCATCCTGGAAGGGTACACAGGCCCAGGACTGACTCTGGGTTTGCGCCGTGTAGGCAAACTCTTCCTCCAGTATCAAATATTTCAGCCAGGTGGCGCCGCCCGTATCGTCGTCCTGGAAGGACAGCGCCTGCCAGGACTGTGCCATGACCTGGCGAGACCAATCGTCTTCTTGCTCTAACAGGAAGAACTTCAGGGCCGCGCTGGTTTCATCATCCCAGCATGGGGTACATACCCACGTCTGACTCTGGGTCTGTGCCACCCAGGACTCATGGTGATCCAAGGCGAATGTTTTCAGACTGACGCTGGTCTCGTCATCCCGGTAGGGCAGCGCCAGCCAGGACGCAACCGTCACCTGGGCCGTGTAAGCTTGCTCGTCCTCCAGGGCAAACAGGAGCAAGTTGGCGCCGGTCTCATCATCCGTAAATGGCAGCGCTAACCAGGGCTGACTCTGGGTTTGCGCCACCCAGGCGAAGTCCTCTTCAACCCGCACTTCACGCAGCCATGGCGCAGAGGCACTTTCATCGTCCTGGAAGGGCATGGCCTGCCAGGGACGGACCTGAACCTGGTAACTGCACCCTTCCTCTTGCTCCAGGCCAAAGGGCGGCAGAGGAGCGGTCTCGTCATCTTGGAAGGGCAGGGCCAGCCAGGACACGTTCTGCGTCTGCGCCAGCCAGGCTTCATCATGGGTCAGGGTGAAACTTTTCAGCCAGGTAGCGGTGCCAGTCTCATCGTCCCAGAACGGAATGCAGGCCCAGGGTTGAGCCACCACCTGGCGTACATAATCAGGCTCGTCCTCCAGGCGCGGATCGTGCAGCCAACTACTACTCCCTGTCTCGTCTTCGCTCAGGACCAGACTCAGCCAGGGCTGGGCCTGCACCTGGGCGAGCCATGGTTCCTCATCCTTCAGGCGGACAATGGAGTATGTCTCATCATCCCAGCAGGGCAGTGCCAGCCAGGGCATGCTCTGGGTTTGCGCCGTGAAGGCAAACTCTTCCTCACGGCTGAAGAACTTCAACCAGGTAGCGGTGCCCGTCTCGTCATCTTGCCAGGGGATGGCCTGCCACGGCATGCTCTGGGCCTGCGCCGTGAAGGCAAACTCTTCGTCCAGGGTGAAGTCGCGCAGCCATGGCAACTGCCCGGTATCTTCGTCCGCAAAGGAGAGTGCCAGCCATGGCTGAATTTCCGTCTGCGCCGTGAAGGCGAAGTCTTCATCCAGCACCAGGTACTTGAGCCAGGTGGCGGTGCCAGTTTCGTCCTCACTAAAAGGCAGTGCTGTCCAGGGGCGCACCTGTTGCGCCGGCGCCTGGTAATCCTCTTGCTCGACCCGGAACAAGGCCAGGTTGGTAGAGACTTCATCGTCCCAGAAGGGCACACTGGCCCACGGCTGTGTCTGAGTTTGTGCTTCCCAGGCCGTTTCGATTTCAAGCGGAAAATTCTTGAGCCAGGCGGCAGTGCCGGTCTCGTCATCCTGGAAAGGCAACGGCGTCCAGGGCCGCACCTGGGCCTGGGCCGTCCAGGGCTCCTCTTGTTCCAGGTAAAAGCTAAACAGCCACGGTGCCGCGCCGGTCTCGTCATCCTGGAAGGGGATGGCCTGCCACGGCTGTGCCTGCACCTGGGCGAGCCAGGGTTCCTCCTGCTCGCGGGCAAACGCTTTTAACCAGGTGGCGGTGCCTGTTTCGTCATCCTGGAAGGGGATGGCCTGCCACGGCTGACTCTGAGTCTGGAAGGTAAACTCAGTATCGTCCGTGGGAAAGGCAACCAGGGCCGCACTGGCGGCCATCTCGTCATCCCAGAAAGGCACACTGGCCCAGGGCTGGCTTTGCGTCTGCGCCGTGAAGGATTGCTCGTCTTCCCTGGCAAAGCGAGCGCCCAACACCAGGGCTTCATCATCGCCAAACGGCAGCGCCTGCCACGGTCGGGCCTGCACCTGCGCCGTCCAGGGCTCCTCAGAGTCCAGGGCTACACTTTTCAGCCAGGGCGCCGTGCCGGATTCGTCTTCCTGCCAGGGCAGCGCCTGCCATACCAAGACTTGCGCGACCGGCTGCCAGGTGGGCAAACTGTCTTCTTCCAGGACCACGGTGGCATAGGCCACCATGCGCCACTCATCATCACTGAAGGGCAGCGCCAGCCAGGGCACGCTCTGCGTTTGTGCCACCAGCGGCAGCCAGGGTTCCTCTGACTCCACCCAATAATTGGCGTAGCGCAGGGCGAGCTCATCGTCCTGATAGAGATGCGTGCGAAAGGGCACACTCTGGGTCTGCGGCACCCAGGGTTCTTCTAATTCCAGATAGAAGTCGGCAAAGCCGGCGCCGATCTCATCATCGGCAAAGGTGATGGGGCGCGGCAGGGTGGTCACTAGCTGGATGTCCACGCTGCCGCCCCTTGTGTGCTAGAAGGGAGGGGCCAGGGCCCCTTACTTGGCCAGGTAGGTCAGGATCTCTTGCAGGTAGGCCACCGGCAGCGGGCCGATAGCTGAATGCACGGTACAGTCCAGGGCTGACCGGGTGACGTAGGCCGTGGCACCATACGGGTTGTCCGGCGACACGGGCTGCGTGATCGGGTCTTTGGTATCTACCCGCGCGATCATGACTTCCTTGTCGTCACTCAGCCGGAACACGCGCAGGCCATAGCACTCTTCTCGGAAGACCAGCTTGTCGGCCGCCATGGTGTCTCCTGTAGGTCAGGGCACCAGCCCAGGTGTAACAGGTGTTACACCTGGGCTGGTCCCACCACCTTATCTCAAGATCGAGTGATTTGAGATAAAGGTAGTATTTTTATTCTTGAGTCCGTTGACCAGTCAAATAGGCAATAGCCCTGGCCAACAGGTCGATGTCGTCTCTAAACCTAGCAATCCCATTGTTGCAAGTGTCACACAAGAAACCACGGAACAGACCAGTGGCATGATCATGGTCAAGACTATGCCTCCTGTCCTGACGCCCCATTGTACCGCAAATCTCGCATGGCCCAATACTACGAACCAGGTAGTCGGCCTCTGAGATGCCATAAGTCGCGGCTTTCCGGATCAGTTTCCGTAACAGTCTAGCCGTATCGTAGGTGGCGTCATCAGCACACCGCTTGCTATAGTATGCCTTGGCATAGGCAGACTGGCAAGCACAGCATCGTGAGGCAAGCCCATCAAGAGTACAACGGTTCTTGGGAAACTCCGTCTTTGCTTTCACCACTCCACAGGTACAACATCGCTTCTCTTCCGGCACCTCTTTGCCGACCTGTTTCGCATAGTCAGCACGCCGTTCCCTTGCCCAGAGAGCTTGCTTGGCGAGACGTTTTCTTCGCGAACACTCCTTGCACTCACTCTGCAAGCCATCGCAGGCATTTTTGCGATTGCTGAAAGCTGACCGTGCCAACTCGCGCTTGCAGACGGAACAGACCTTGCCAGTAGCTTGCTGTTGAGCGCCTGACAAAGTGTGGATAGAGTAAGTTCTATCCATGAGAACTCCTTTCTATATCAAAGGATCTCCTGGCCAGGGTCGGTTGATGTGAACATCATCAACCGACCCGTCATGTTTTAACAGCGCTACCACCTTATCTCAACGTCAGTAATTTGAGATAAAAGTAGTATTTCATTCACAAATCTCTCCCGCAAATTCAAAGTTAAGACTGGTGGTGCCCGACGACGAGTTGACCACGGTGCTTTTGGTGGCACCGCCGTCCAGCACAATGCCGGCGTCGGGGTTGATGGCCACCCAGCCGCCAGGGCCCGACGCGCCGCAGCCGCACCAGCCCACGAGCACCGGGCCGCCGGTGCCGTTGGTGATAGCGGCCGTACCGCCAGAGGTGCCACCGTTAATGCTGGCCACCGCAGCGGGCGCCCGGTTGTCCACCGGGGCCGGCGACAGGCTGGTGCCACCCGTCGCAGCGGTGCTTGTCCACTGTTTGATGCGGAAGGCGATCCCCGAGAGGGCCGTCAGGCCAGCGCCCTTGCCCTGGACGCGAAACGCCAGCAGGGCCACGGCGCGGGTGGCGCCAGGAGTAATGAACATGAAGCTGATTTCGGTGTTGGCCGAACCGCTGGTGACATAGTTCTCGGATTGCACAGTTGTTACCGCTTTTAGCGGGGTGGCTGATTTCTGGTTCTCGCCACCTCTTCAGGTTTCCCTGAAGGTCAGCCTATATCTTCACCCTTGCTATCAAGGGGCCGGGTACATAGTCGTTGAACCTTCCGTTTCCGGCTCGGCTGCTGATTGCCCAATCCCTGGCGTTTTCGCCCACGGCTCACACCCGCACGGTGTCACCGTATCGCAACCAGGGCTCTCAGGGTGTCCCAGCAATTCTCCCGGTTTTCACTGGTCATTGCTGACCAGCAGGCCCAAAGGTCAAGCCTTCGACTGAAAATTGTAGAGAAAAGGCATCCGTTTTCTCCCTTTCCTTGGGTATTTGATCCCGTCCCTGGGTTTACCGCCCATCTACCGGCGTGCCAACCCGTAAAGCATGCCGGAGATATTCTAACACACCCCTAGTGACCGTTCCACACCGGGTAGGGCGATTCCTTTTCCAGTTTCTCCAGGGCGCTGCCAAGTTCGCCCCGGTCGGCCAGCACGGCAATGTCTTCTACCGTCAAGGGACGCTGCAAGCCCAGGCTTTTGGCCTTCTGGGCTAACTCGTGACTGACCGCCTGGTTGAACTCGTCATCCGGTACGGCGTAGGTGCCGGCAATGGCGCCGTATTTGTCAAAGCAAGGGTTACAAAGGTAGCACATGAAAGATGTGTTATCCCTGGGCACCAGCAGGCACGCCTTGCCGCAGTTGGCGCAGTAGACCGTGGCACATTCGATGCGCGTGGTCGTGCCATCGGGCAGCGGCCAGTCATACAGCACACTGCCCAGGGAGCGGTCCCTGAGCAATGAGGACGGCAGCAGCAGTTTGTTACTCATCGCTGGGCACCTGGCTTTCCTGTGACGCCGAGTGCTTCTTGTGCCTGGTGTGTTGCTCCAACAGCCAGACCGCCAGGCTAAAGCCCCACAGGACGGCAATGCCCAGGGCCGTGAACAGGAGCGACCAGCCCATGATCTCCACCAGCAGCCGACTGCCGCTCGCGGTTAGTGCGCCGCTTTCCATGGTGCTACCTCATTGCTTCAGGCGAAAGCCGTAGTAACTCACGTTCAGGATACTTGACCCGGTGACGCCTATTACCTGGGTTTGCGCCGGCTTGTACAGCACCTGGGGGCGGCGTCCACCCGTGAAGGTGGTCAGCAGTTGCCCCACCGTGGTGGTGGGCGCCGTGCCATCATCCCGGAAGCGCACATTGGCGCCTTCCACGGTAACTTCCGCCCACTTGGCATTCCACGGCGCCACGTTGCTGTTAAACGTGAGGTTCAGGGTCAGGCCAGTGCCCGAACCGCCCTGGTTGGCATTGAGCGTGGTGGCCGCCCCCGTTGTGGCGGGGTTGGCCGTGTACACCCCTGGGATGACCAGGCTCACGCCAGTGACGGCGCCCACCGTGCCAGTGATGAACCCGCCAACATCCACCCCGGTGATCTGCACCTGGGCCGCATACAGGAACGTGCCTCCCGAGACGGTCACAAACTGACCCAGGGAATAGCCGCTGCCGGCTGCGTTAATGGCTACCGTGTTGACGTTGTTCAGGCCCTGCCCCAGCGGCACGGCCGCAGCGTTGAAGCTCGTGAGCTGATTGGAGCCTACGGGTATCGTCACGGCTCAACTCCTATTCCTGCACGCCGCGCGGCACCGGCCGCTTGGCCTTGGCCTTCTTGTCGGGCTCCGGTGCCTCCTGTGGCGCTGGACCGCTCACCTTGCGCCCCGGCATGGCCCCGCCCTGATGCAAGCGGGCCTGCGCCTCCTCACGGCCTTGCAGGGCTTGCAGGCGCAGGCGTATGTGATACTCCAGACTCTTGAGGTAATCAGAGTTCTGGCAGGCGTCGATGAAGCCCAGAATTTCATTGGGGTCGATCATGGTCTACCCACCCGCCTTGTCTGGCGGTTTGGCCGCCGCCTGGAGAGGTGCTGGCGCTGGGACTGGCGCTGAAGCCGCCTGGGTGGCTGCCACCAACGACACCTGAGTGATCTTGCTCATGAGCAAGCTACTCTCCACGATCTTGTTGGTGACCAGGCTCAGGGCATTGAGGATGTCATGCACCCGGCTATGCACATACATTTCCATGCGGTTCAATTGAGCCTTGAAATCTTCCTGCTCTTTCAGATTGGCGACCACCTGCTGCAAGGTGCCCAGTTCCCGTTCCGCCTGGGCGTGCTCTTCCATGCACCTGGCATGCGCCGTCTCCAGGGCATTGATGCGCGCCTCATGGGAGGGTAGCAACTCCATGCGCTGCCGGTGTTGCTCCTTGCTGCGCTGAAGTAAAAAAGTTGTCCAGGCACCCCAGCAGGATGCCAGCCCGGCCACCACCGTGGACACCCAGCCCCATGTCTCTGTCGTCAACCAGGTTTCCATCATGCCCTCCCTGCCACGGTAAAACAGGCTACTCGGTCCAGAGTAATAGCAACAGGCCGATCAGCACCAGGGCCGCCAGGATAACCAACACCAGTTGGGTGCCGTCCATGCCAATTCCCACCCACACTGGCATACTCCCAGACACCATGACTCCTACTTGGTGTGATAGCCAGCCTGTTTGCCCTGGCAGACCGGACAGGGCACCTTGACCGTCACCGTCTTGCCGTCCTTGGTGCGCTGCTCCGTGACCACCCGGCTGCCGGCACAGGTGCGGCACAGGTGCTGACTGCCTGGTTGCATCGCCATGGTGGTTGCTCCTGGGTGCTTTCAGGTGTAACACCTGTTACACCTGGCTTACTCGTCCAAGAGCCGTTCATCCTGGGGCATGTCTTCCAGGAAGCGGATCGGGTGGTGGTTCATGTCGTTGTAAAAGCCGATCTGCGTGCGCCCCGGCAGTTTGGCAATCTCAGGAAGGGTAGGCAGGGCGCCGCTGCCCACCAGGATCGCTTGCGGGCCGCCACGGGGCGGGCGCACCAGGCGGTTAATTGGCGTGCCGTTGACCAGCCGGCGCATCCAGTACAGGCGCGTCTTGATCTTGGTGTCGTTGAGGTTTTCTTCCAGCTTCTCCGGGACCGGGGCAAACTCCGTGCCCGTGTGAAACAGAAAGAGGCGCTTGACTTCGGCCCACAGGCTGGCATTCTCGGGCAAGTCCAGGGGATCGTAAATGCGGCAGCGCCGCCGCCGGCCGCTCAGCTCAATGCGCGCCCCTGGGATGTCGCCCTGCAACATGCCCAGGGCATTGGTGAGATCCGTCATTTCATCGGGCTGAAGGTTCACCCGCCGCCAGGTGCCGCGCAATAGCGCCTTGGTCATGGGCCACATGAACGGCCGGTTGCGCTCGTCACCAATCTCGATGGTGACATCGCCGTCGAAGCGCGCCACTTCCCTGGTCTGCGTGACTGCCGTGCCGCCCTGCCCACGCTGAGACTTACTATCGTCTGCCACGATGGCCTCCGTGCCTGAAGGTTGAGACTCCTAGCCCTTAGCTATATCAGCGTAACGGCGTCTCCGCAACCTGATTGCCCCAGCGCACCTGGTTAGTTATTTCCAGGGGCTGCGCACACGACGGCAACAACGGTGTCTCCAGGGAACAGGGGCCGATGGCCTGGAAGGCAGGCAAACTTGGTTCCAGGCTGCCCGGCCGTTCGCCCGTCAGTACCAGATTGGCACCCAGGGCGGGCGTATCCCGAAAGGAACGCACCTGCACATTATGAAAGCCCACGCCCTGGGCAAATGCCACGGCCAGGCCGGGGCTGTAGGCCGTGTAGTGCGTGTCCTGGGCGAAGGGAATGTCGTTACGGCCCTGGCCGCCCATCAGAACACCCTGCACGTCCAGATCGCAAACGCCTGCGATGAGTCTGGCCGCTGCCCATTCGGCGTTGGGCAGGGCGATCTCCACCAGGCCACCCGGCTTGCACACTCGAAACAGCTCTTTCCAGGCTTTGTCCTGGTCGGCGTAGGGCAGGTGTTCCAGGGTGTGCGAGCAACACACCAGGTCGTAACTCTGGCCTGGAATGTTCAGGCCCCGCACATCCTGCACATAGTCGCAGCCGGCTTCCTTGCGCACGTCCAGGGTAAAGAACTTGTAGCCCTCTTGCTGGCGGCGCACCGGGCCCGCTCCAATATCCAGGGCCAGTTTGGGGCCCTCTTGGGGCTGCTGCAAGAAATGAGCCCTGGGCACCGGACCCATGTTCTCCGGCAGGCCCCACACAATCCCGGTGCGAACGTCAACGTGCCCGGCCAGCACACTGGTATCCACCAGCATGGTTTTCCCCAGGCGCTCCAGCAGCCAGTAAAACCAGGTATCCTCCGTGTGCCGCAGCCAGCCCAGCGGATTGTTTTCAGGATCGACCCGGTTCACGGTCTTGAAGAAAGGGCAGTCCTCCTGGTCGGTGCCGTCGCCATGCACCAGGCCGGCGTCCAGCAGATCCTGCAAGACCTGCACCCGGATCATGGTCAGGCCCATGTGCGCCGACTTGACCCCATGAGACTGCGTGGTGAGCAAATCCCCTACCGTCCAGTTCCACAGGGCACCTTGACCCCTCTCGCCGTAGATCAATGGCTCGGCGGGTTCGTGACCCTTGCAGCAATACACGCCGCAGTAGACGCTGTGTTCCGGGTGACAGTCGGCCCGCAGCAGGAGTTTACACAGGGCATCGCAGGGCACCAGCACGTCACTGTCGATGAAGAATAAAAACCTGGGTCGGTTGGGCAGGGCCAGGCAGTGGGCCGCCACATGCGAACGGGCGTCTCCCACTTCCATGCCGTCGGCTTCCAACTCTATGAAGTTCAGACAGGTGGGTAACTGTAAGTTGTGCCGAAACCTGTGAAACAGGGGGGAGATGGGATGGTAATACCTGGCCCCATAGGGCTTCAGGTCCATGCGCATGGGCGTGCAGATGGCCACGCAGGGGCTGCTGTTGACAAACAGATCCACGGCTACCTGGTGTGCTGTCAAGGCGTACTCCTTTACCAAAGAGGGGGCGGGCCGCACCATAGCGAGTCCGCCCCATCCTGGCAAGGGCAGCCCAGGTGTAACACCTGTTACACCTGGGCAGGACAGGTCTCAGCCCGTGGGGCCGCGCCGCTGCATGTTGCCAGGCACTGCCGCCGGAATCCAGCCGATGGCCGTGAGGTATTCCAGCGTACCCGCACTGGTGGCGTTGTTGCTCTCGAATACCAGGGGCTCATAGGCATGGTTGCTGGACACCAGGCCCCCGGCCGCCGCCAGGGCATTGCTCGGCAACTCCGTGGCCGCTGTGGTGTAGAGATCATACTTGGGGTTGGTGTTGGCCGTGCCAGTCCCACAGTAGCCTGGGATGGCGTCGGTGTCGAGCGACATCAGCCACACCCTGGCACCGTTGGCGTAGGCGTGCGGGCAGTTCGCCGTCAGCGTGATGGCCAGGGTGCTGACGCTGGACACCTTCACCAGGTCATAGTTGAGTTCGCCGGTCTCGGCCCCCGTGGCGGTGCCCACGCGCGTGGTGTCCTGATACTCGATCACCAGGAAGTCACTGGCCGCCACATTGCGGGCCTGGGTGGGCTGTGCCGTGAGGTTGACCACCGCCTGCCCTGTGGCCGCTGCGGCAGACAGGGTGGTGGTGCCAATCGACATGCGGAACGTGCCGGTGTGCGTGGTGCTGCTACCCGAATACTTGAAGCCCGTGACCTTTGTCCAGGCCGCCCGGAAGGGCCTGACCAGCTGCTGAATCACCGTGTTGGCCGTGGTGGTGAGTTTGCCGTAACCCACACTCCCGATTTGCACTTGAAACATTGCCTACCTCCGTGTTGGAACCAGCACGCCTTCACAGTGCCGGGTTACATCTTCCAAAAGTGAACATCGCGGTCACCCAGGCCGACCAGGTAATCCCGGTAGCGCTCGGCCTCCAACTTGTCATCGAACACCTGAACCTGGTGTTCTTTGCTGCCGTGCAGTCAGGAGGCAACACACCAGACTTCCATGGTTGTCTCCCAGACAGGGCCAGGGGCGGGTTGGGCGCGCCCGCCCCGCCCACATTCTCGTACCCACCTTTGCCCTGCCCAACCGATCCGCTAAAATAAGCGGGCCGACAGGGAAGCCGTCACCTCCCCGCTGGCCCTAACCACAACCGCATCCTTTAAGGCCAAGGAGCCAGTCATGGCTAAGAACCAGTCTAACGGAATCACCTGGAACGGGCAAACGCTCACTGTCGTTGCCTGGTCCCAGCTCACTGGCATTCCCGCTGCCAGTATCTACAAGCGTCTCGAAGCCGGTTGGTCTATCGAGAAGGCCCTGACCAAACCCAACCGTGGCATTGCCGGCCTCTCCAGCAAACATCCTACCGAATACCGCATCTGGAAAGACATGCGCCGCCGCTGTCTCAACCCCAATCGTGGCGACCATGCCCGTTATGGTGAGCGTGGCATCACGGTTGCCTCACGCTGGCTCAACTCCTTCGCCAACTTCTTCGCTGACATGGGAGAGCGTCCCAGCCCTGCCCATAGCATTGACCGCTTCCCAGACAACAATGGCCCTTACGCCCCAGGCAATTGCCGCTGGGCCACAGCTACCCAGCAAGCTCGCAACAAGCGGACCAGCCATCTTCTGACCTTTCAGGGCATCACTAGCACCATCGCGGAGTGGGCCGAACGCACAGGGCTAGATCAAAAAACCATTGCCACCCGAATCAACACACTCGGTTGGAGTGCCGAGCGTGCCCTGACGGAACCACCGTCTGACGGACGACGAGTCATTCTCTCCGACGCTGACTCCCAGCGTCTCATCGCCAACTACAGACAAGGCAGCTCACTGACCGTCCTCTCTAAACTGTTTGGCATCAGTCGCCAGACAGCCCTTAACTGTTTGCATCGTCATCAAGAACCAACCCGCTCACCAGCCGAACAACAGCGACTCGACCGTTCCAGAAACAAGTAACTGGAACTAGGTGTCATAATGCTGTTTAATCAGCAGCATCATTACAAATACTTGCTGCTCCGCCCAATTCCAGCCGGCCAACCATGCGGGCTCGCATCACGATCAACTTTGTGTTCTTCAGCGCCAGGTTGGCACCCTGGGTCTCGATGCGGGTATTCAGGCCCAGCCGCCGGTAGCCGCGCCAGTAGCCCAGGTTGGCAAAGGCGATCTGGTAGTTGGGAATGAAAATGTTGATCTTGTAGGGCGCGCCCATCAGCATGTAATCCAGGTAGGACATGCCGAACAGGCGCGACTCGTTGCCGGGGCCCACGGCAATGCCGCGCGCCCGCCGGTAAGAGACCTCATTGGCGATGAACACATTCTTGGCGCCCTTGGCCTGCCGGTACGCCTTGGTGACGCCGAACATCAGCCCCTCATAGTCGCCGGCCGTGGGCGGACCACCCGTGGACAGGTCGGAGTTGATGACGATGGTGTTGCTGGCATTGAAGATGCCCTGCGGTTCCGTGGTGCCATCGCCAACGGCAATCACCCGGTCCAGCCATTCCAGCCACTTTTCGCCGTATTTCTGGATGATCGTCTGGCCGATGTTGGTCGGGCTGTCTTCCTCAAAGTCCAGGCCAATCTCCATGCTCGCCACGGCCACGAAGATGGTCGTATCGAAGGAGGTGACAAAGGCCGCCGTGTTGAAGGGCTGGATGGCCGTGCCTTCCGCGATGCCGCTCGTGAAGGTGGGATTGGCCACCGTGCCGCCCTTGATGCGCCGGCCGCGCGAGATGTTCTGCACTGTCACCAGCGGGAACAGCTCGCCGTTCAGCACAGGGATGGTCACCAGCGCGTCGTCAAACTCGATGGGCGCGATCTCAATGCCGCCCGACACGCTGTCGTCCAGGAGCGCCTTGGTCTCCATGTCGCTGAGCTTCCGGCGCTTGACCAGAATCTGGTCCGCCGTCTCCGGGTCGTCCTCAGCGGGGTTGCTGCGCAGGTAGCCCGCCCACTTGCAATGCTCCAGGGCGTACTTGAGAATCTGGTGATCCTCCACGGTCATGTGCAGATGGCGCGGGATGTCGTAGGGACTGTGTGCCTTGGAAAGACTGAACTTGAACCAGGCCGCGCTGATGGCACGGTCCCGGTCGGAGGGCGTCTCCAGGGCGATGTTATCCTCACTGTAGTGGGCCTGCTGCCCGGCCAGGGACTTCAGGATGCCGCCCTCACTGACGTACTTGTGCCGCTCGGTGTACAACACGGCAGACTTGGTGGTGCTGTACTTGTCCACCGCCTCCTTGACCATGGCGCCAGGAATCTGCAAGTAGCTGGCGCTGCGCATCAGCACGCCCGGCATCCCGCCGCCCGGCGGCGCCGTCTGGCCGCTCAGTTGCAGCATGGCCGCCGCCACGCCCTTTTGTACCAGGTCCGCGATGGCCTTTTCATCCAGGCCCACGCTGGGGGTGACCTGAACGGGATTGGGCGGCACCGGGTTGGGCGCGGCCGGGGCCAGGTCGGGCATCTTGATGCCCAGCCTCTCCAGGATGGCCTTGAGCATGGCATCCCGTGGCGCCATCTCCTGGGCCAATACACTCTTCAGGGTGACTTCGCGCGACAGCTCGGCAAACTGCGCCACCGTGAGTTCGCCGCTGGCCATGTGCGTGTTGACGGCCTCCCGCACGGCGGCGTCCGTGGCTTCGGGAGTGACCCACTTCTGCGCCAGACAGTGGATCTTCAGGGCCTGGGTGATCTTCATATTCCGCTCCTTGGAAAACCAGGCCATGCCTGGGGGAACTCCGTTCCACACCAACCAGGTGTAACACCTGTTACACCTGGGCTGTTACCGTTGCTACTCCGTCATCAGGGCCGCCACGGCGCCGCTGTCCAGTTGCTCGCCCAGCAGGCTGTGCAATTGCACCGTCAGGGCCGGGTCCACCCTCTTGCCCTGGAGATAGGCCACGATGACCTGGCCCACACGGCGATTGGCCTTGTCGTCGTCATCATCATCGTCGCCGCCGTCGTCGTCATCATCGTCGCGCTCGGGCTTCTGGACGTGGCGGTCATGCACACTTTTCACATACTCCTGGCCAGCCTTGGCCAGGGTGTTCACGCTGGTGGGCATGTCGCTCACGGCCATGGCGTCCTTGCAATGCACCATGGCGTCCTTCATGTAACTCAGGTCGTCGCTGTTCACATACAGACCCCGGCCCACGTCCTTGGCTTCCTTGTTGAGACCCTGGTAATGGCTCTCACTCATGTTGCCGCTGCCCATGTCCTCATCCTTGTCGGTCATGCTGGGGACCGTGTGCCGCCCATGCACCGCTTCGACACAGGAGTAGGCTTTGCCCAGCAAGGTGCGCGCCACCTTGGGGCACTGGTCATGGGCCGCAGCGGCGTCGAGATGCACCATGGCCGACTTCAGGCAGTCCAGGTCGGGTTTGACCATGCGGGCCTTGACAAACAGGGTGTGCGCCGCCGCTTCGCCCGCCGTGGCCTGGTGATGGGCCGTGGCCACCTTGCGATGATAGGCCGCCTTGTCGGCATGCTGCTTGGCCAGTTTCTCATGGCCCTGCGCCTTGTGGTAGTTGGCCAGCGCCGTGTGATGCGCCGCCGCCTGCCGATTGGCCGACTCGGCGGCTTCGTGCTTGTCGGCTGCCTTGTCGTGATCGCCGGCCTTGCCGGTGGCCTCCGCGCGGGCGCTTGCCTCCCTGGCATCGCGGGTGGCATAGGCCGCCCGCTTGCTGGACGCATCCGCGCTGGCAAAGCGGCCATGCTCGTCATGATTGGGGTTGAACTTCAGTTCCAGGATGGTCTCCGGCGTTTCCGGGGTCGCCATGGCGGTGTCTCCTTTGGGGGGCGGCTTGCTCCCGCATTGCGATTGAAGCCAGCCACAATTGTGTGCAGACCAGTAAGGTCCGCACAGTGTATTGTCATCGGCCACCTGTACATCGTAGACCGGGCCGTCATAAGCGACACGCCGCAGACTCGTCACCTGCAGGGCAATATAGTCATCGTTACGAACAACTGCCCGTGTGCTATACTTAAGCCCTGGCCGGTAGGCAACAACCCAACTATCGAGCGTCTTTACCTGACGACCCTGAATCAACTCGACACCGCCGCGCTTCGCCAAGCGCAAGGACGGCAAATGCCCAGTCGCCAGCAGCATGTCCCTTACCTGCACGGCCATGTCAAAACTTACCGTGGAGGCTACCGCCTCATTCCGCACCGGCCGGAAGTGGCCATCTGTTTGCCAGTAGGCATCCAACACTAATTTTTGCCGATGCGCCGGCAACGCCATGACCCAAGCCGCAAAGCGCTTCTTGTCACAACCACGGCCACAAGCCTCTTCAAGAAACGCTCGCAAGGGTTCGCAAGACACCCCGATCTGAATACACTCCTGGCCATACTTGCCTCTGTCGATGACCCTGACACGCTTGTTGAACTGCCGCTCGCAAATGCACGCAAACTCTTCGGCAATAGCAACGTCACGCCGACCCAGGGTGAGCCAAACCTCATGACGCCATCGCGTGGTGTTTAGGTGACCGTCGCCAGCATACCAACCCAGAATCCTCAGCCAGTCGTCCGACACGTCGGGCCGGTCAATGACCTGGTAATGGGCCGGGAAGAGAAGATAGTCACATTCGCGCAAGTCAGCCGCTCTTATTTCCAGCCGCTCGGCAACGGTGGTATGTCCGCGACCACCACGGTAGCGCGTGCCCGGTTTGAAATCAGCGCCTTGCATGGCAATGACGCGATGGTCCGGCGTTAAACGCAAAGGCACACTACTCAATTGTGTCTGAATCTCGACCAACTCGCCAGAATAGTTTGGATTCGTGCAAATGGCGCCGCCTACTGGCTTCCAGCCACCACGGTCTGTCTTCACCATATCGCCAGCCGCCAACGCCTCAATGGCGACCAAGCCACGGTCGCGTGTATGAACTAAGTTACCGGGGGCAAAGCAAAAAGCATGCGGATCGTCGGGCGCATCCTTGCCCCAGCTCTGCACCATGGCCACGCAGGTGCTGTGCGGATGCTCCTGGTCTTGCAGGCGCCCGCACAGGTACTGCATGTTGTTCGGCGTGGCCTTGAAGCCTACGCTTTCCAGGGCATGCACACTGACTGCCTTCCAGCCCTTGGCCCGCACTTGTGCCCCGCAAGTGGGGCACATTTTCTCCAGCACTTCCACTGGCAGGTACAGGCCCTTCCAGTCCTTCTTTTGCGGGTGGCACATGCGCCAGCCGTCGCCCCTGGACGGGTTGAATTCGTCGCCAAAAACCACGCCTTTCACTCCTGGGATGGCGCCGAATTGCTTTTCGGCCTCCTGTTGCACGCCCAGGCTGTCCCCATCGGCAAGGGTGTAATGCACCAGGCCCTTGGCCTGATGCACAAAGGCCGACCCATAATCGGGCGACTTTTCAGGGTGCTTGCTCAGGCCCTGGGCCACCTGTGCCACCCTGTCTTCGTCAATGGCCATTGGCTTTCTCTCCAAACCAGCCGCCGGAGTGATTTCCACGCCACCTGAGCCAGTATTATCGCCCAGCATCTTGCGGATGGGCGTGATGTCCTGACAGGAACAGACGCCACTGGTCTTGCCGCACGCACAGGCCACCTGGCCAGACCCTGGCGTGAAGCACTTTTCCACGGTGCAGCCCCTGGCCTCCCAGCCGCTGCGCACACTGCTGGGCACGGCCGCCCATAATTCTTCGGCCCAGGCCCGCACCAGGGGGTGATACAGCTTGGCCCTGGCAAACACGGTAATCACCGCGTCGGTGTTGCTGGGCACCGACACCAGGGATACCTCCAGCACGTCAAACCGGGTCACATGGAAGCCATTGGGCCCCTGTAACTCTTGCTCCTTGGCATCCTTGCGCGTCTCCAGTGGTTCAAACTCCAGCGGCCGGAAGCCGTGCGAGATGCGCAGGGCCCCAAACTCCACCAGCCGTGCGGCGTCCCGGCCCAGCTCCGTGTCCGCGATGGCGCAGCGGCAAGTAGCCTGGCGGGATGTCTGGAGCAACTGCCTTATCACCTTGCCGATGGGCTGGACCGGCAAGTGCTGCCACAGCAGGGGGGCGTAGGGGTCCAGGTTGGCGCCCTTTGACTCCAGCACGTCGCCATCCCGATCCTGCCGGGTGCTGGTATAGACGCAATCAAAGCTCATGATGGCGCTGGCCGGCACCCCTGTGAGATCGTCGGCCTTCTGGCCAAAGGCCCGCACCTGGTCCGGCGTAGGCGCCACCAGGTTGGCACTGGTCAGGCCACCCTCCACGCGCATGTCTGGATGGTGATAGACCAGGCGATGGTCCGCCTGGTTGAGTGCGTCTTTCCATTGCCCCAGCGAGCCCATGCCAAAGAAGCGCTCGGCGCACGCCTGGTCATGCAGGCAGGGGCCCAGGCCGCGCAGGGCGCCGCTGGCCAGGCCGATGCCCAGCGGCTCGGCCCGTTGCCGTACTCGTTCCAGGAGTGCCTGTTTGACGCTCATGCTCCCCGTCTCTAGATTCTAGATCCCCAGGTGTAACAGGTGTTACACCTGACCTAGCCGATGCGCAATGCTGTGAGCTGGGCGTACTCCATGGTAAAGTCCACCACGTTGCCGCCCACGGTGCTGAGTACCAGGTCGATGTAGGTTTCCGTCTTGACCGCACCGCCGGCGCCCACATAGGCCGGCGCCGGGTCGGCCGGGTCGGCAAACGTGGCCAGCGTGCCAGGACTGTCAGAGCGCGTCAGGCTCAGGATGCCCACGATCTGCATGCCCACGCGGCCCACATTGCCAGCGGGTGCCGGGTCGCCCTGGCGCAGCACGGTGAAGGTGTAATTTTCCCCGGCCGTGGGCGTGATGGCATTCACCGTATCGTTCATGTACACCACCGTGGCCGCAGCCGCGCCGGTGACGCCGCCCTGGTTGTTGTCCCCCGGCAGGAGCTTCAAGCCTGCCTGGCCTGCGGCCTTGGTGATGCTCACCAGGGTGTCATTGGCCTGGAGACCCGTGATGCCGGTGAGCGCCACCCCGGACGCGGTTTGCGCCAACACGCTGGCTGGGATGCCCGTGGGCGCCACGGTGATGGGCACCAGGGCACCTTGCACGTTACGCGCCACCACAAAGGAGTAATTCTCACTGGCCGTGGGCGTGATGGCGCTCCCCGTGACGTTGAGATAGGTGATGGTCACGGCGCCATCAGCAGTGACGCCGCCCTGGGGGCCGTCGCCTGGCATCACAATCAGGCCGGCCTGGTGCGCCGCCTTGTAGACGCCGATCAGGGTGTCGCTGGCCAGGATGCCAGTGACAGCCGTGAGCGCTACCTGGGTGGCCGCGTTGGCAACCACACTCGTTGGGATACCCGTGGGTGTGACCGTAATCACTGAGCCTGCCTGGGCAAAGCTGCGCAGCACCACAAAGGTGTACACCTCACTGCCCGTGGGCGTGATCGCGCCCACCGTGTCGTTGACGTAGATGACGCTGGCCGCACCCGCGCCCGTGACGCCACCCTGGGCGTTGTCCCCTGGCGTGATCTTCAGGCCAGCCTGAGAGGCCGCCTTGTACACGGCCAGCAGGGTATCCGTGCTGAGAAGCCCTGTGATGCCTGTGAGGGCCGTGGACCCCGCCGTACCCGCTGTGCGCGAGCCAGGAATGCCCGTGGGCGACACGCTGATGAGTTGCACCTGCCCATCCACCGGGCGCAGCACCGTGAAGGTGTACACCTCACTCGCGGTGGGCGTGGGAGTGCCCGTGGAGACATTGACATATTTCACGGTGACCGCACCGGCGCCAGTGACGCCGCCCTGGGCCAGATCGCCAGGGATGATGAAGATGCCGGCCTGGCTGGCGGGCTTCTGCACGCCAATCAAAATATCGGTGGCCAGCAGACCCGTGACACCCGTGAGGTTGGCCACCGTGGTGGTGCTGGCGGTCAGGCCCGAGCCGGGAATGCCCGTGGGCGAGACTTGAATTTGCACCGGCACCAGTTGCCCGGCCGGCACGGGGGCAATGTTGGCACCCTGCTCCTCACAAGATAAGTCACCCTGCACGGTGGTGCCATTCTTCCTCACCTGGAGCAACAAATCCGCTGAGGCGTTGGTCTTGCCGGAAAGCTGCGCCATTACCAGGTAGACGCCCGGCGTGTTGAGTTTCAGGCGGTTGTTGGCCTTGTCGGCCTGCACGTCGGGGTAGCCTTCCTGGTCGCTGCCAAACTGCGCCACGGCGCCGCCCGTGTTGGAGAAGCACGTCACCTGCTGGGCCGTGCCCGTCAGGGTCAGCACGGTGGCGCCGGCCTTGCAAATCACACCCGCATAAGGCAGAGCTAAAGCCATGGTGGGAATCCTTTCCCGTCAGAAGTCCAGGTTGTCTCAGCCGTCCAGGCGCAGCACGGTCAAGCTGGCCGCCTCCAGGGTGGCCGTCACGGTGCTGGCCACCGTGGCGAGCGTCACGTCGATGTAGCTCTCTGCCTTGGGCGCGCCGCCCGCCCCGGCAAAGGACGTGCTGGCCGGGTCGCTGAAGGTCTGAATGGTCTTGGGAATGTCAGCGGGCAGGATCTGCACGATGGCTGTCACCGTCAGGTTGGCCCGCGCCGTGCCGATGCCCACCCGGCCTGAGCCGCCCGTCACGGCCACGGCGTTCTTGCGAATGACGCCGATCACGTCCTGGGTGCCGCCGCCGGTCATGCTGATGTTGAACGTCACCAGGTAGATGCCCGGCCCGTTGACCTTGATGCGGTTGTTGGTCAGGTCGGGGATGACGCTGGGGTCACCATCATAGTTGTTGGAGTCCTGCATCCCCTTGGCGCCCCAGGCCACCACCTGCCCGGCCGTGGTGGTCAGGGCCTGGGTGGCAGCGCCGCCGTCTGCAATGACCAGACCACCGTAAGCCAACTTGCTCGACATGCCGGCCTCCCTGCCATAAATGAACATGACCCCGGAGCATGACTCACCAGGTAGTGCCTGGTGACGCTCCGGGGTCTTTGCTTGATTTTAACCCTGGCCAGGGGCATCGTGCCCCGTCCTGGTGCATCTTACCCCACATGGCCAAAGGCCGTCAAGATGCGCCTGGTCTTTCGTGTGCCCCACTCAAGCAGGTGTAACACCTGTTACACCTGCTTTGATTTCCAAAACGGAAATTATCAGCCCTGGTGCGGCGTCAGCTCGTCCAGGTAAGGCCCAGGGTTGATTTCCAGGGTGCCCTTGAGGGCCCTGGCGCAGCGCGGCGCATCGCGCAGGCCCACGCGCCCATCCGCCACGCTGTAATTCCTGGGCAGAAACAGCTTGTTCAGGATAGCACTATGCGCTGGCCCCAGGCTGCTGTGCCATTGCCCCTGGGTGAGCGTGGCCTGCTGCTGGCCACCGTTACCATCCACAAACGTCACTATCGCCAATGTGTTGGGGTCCATGCTTTTCTCCCTGGGGCAACTCTGTCATGGGGTGCAAATCGCGCTGCGCCACGCACCTGACCGGATGGCCCCGCTTTTGAAAGTCGCGCAACTCACCTATCTGGCGAGCTTCCCAGCCCCAGATCCAGCCCACAATGGTGTACACCAGGCCCACGCCCACCACCAGGATATGCACGCGCTCATCTTTGTCTCTGTCGCGCACAATCAGGCCGTAGGACTTGCTGGCCCAGCGCACGTCGTAAGGGCCCACGTCGGCCTGCGTGCGAAAGGTGTCCACCGATGCCGACCAGGGGATACCCAGATACTTGGCCACCACCAACTCGGCGATGGCGCCCTCTATGTGGTCGTTCCACCCAGACGCCTGGTTGTCCTTGCCATCCCGGTGCTTCTCGCCGCGCCGCAGGGAGTGTACATGCCGCAGTCGCCCTACGTTGGAGGCCCGCTCCACGTCATCACCCGTCAGTCTGACATCCACGGTGTCCAGCAGTGTTGTCATGACATCAGTCTCCTGGAGGGACACGGCCACTTGACTCAGCTCCTGACCCTGATCCGGACTGGTTGACGGCGCCTGGCTGCTGCTCTTCGTCGTGGTTAATCACCCCTAACTTGTTTTTGACGGCTTGCACCAACTGGTCAGGCCTGGCCCCGCGCGGCATGCGCTCAATGCCATGCTCATGGTGCAAGTCGCGCAACTGTTTCACGGCCAGCAGGGCCAGGTGCCCCAGGAGTTGCTTGGGTGTGCCCAACTCACCCCGCAACACCTTTCTCACCGCCTTCCTGGCGGCCGCCACGGCTTCCTCACTGCCGCTACTGATAAAGCAACCATTCGGCCCACGCGGATACAGGTCTGGATCGAACGCCCTCACAGAGAGGGCCTGCACCATACTGGCGCCATGAAGATGATACAAGGCGTCGGCAATGAGATCGGCCTTGGCGTCTGCATCATCTGGTTGGTCGCCCTTGCCTGGCGCTGGTGGTAACACGGGTCGCCGGGAGATACTGCGAGCCGGCGGCAGGGCGCCCAGCTTTCCCGTATGGCGCAGTTGCTCCCAGACCTGCTCCAGGGTAGCCTCTTCCTCAGTATTGAGATCAATTTCGTCAGGCACCTTGGCCTCCCTTCTTTTGCTTCTGCGCCGCCAGGTAATCAGCCAGTGCAACCTGGGACTTGGAGCCTGGCGTCAGGTCAAACCGGAGATTGTGCAAGCCAGAACCATGTACCTGCCACCAGTCCGCTCCGGTGATGGTTGGCCGCTGGCGCGTCCGTCCCAGGCTGGCATCCAGGTCCGCCAGCTTCTCCCGAATCACCTTATCTTCAGCAGGCGTCAAGGGCACGCTCTTGGTGCCATAGAGGTCCAGGATGTCCTTGGCATGCGGGAATAGCCTGTCAATGTTCTGCGCCAAGTCCGGATGCTCATCCTTTACATCTTCCATGCTTTCATTGTAGCCAAACCGGGGCCAGGTGTAATAACCATTCATGTTGCCCATGAACTTGCCAGCCCCATAGGTCGCTATGTAAGAATAACCATACTCCGTGGCCGTCTTCACCTCATTGGAGAACACTTTCAAACCCAGGCCAGTGCCCTCTTGGCCAGCCACAAAGTAGTCGTTATGGATGTACTTCTCGCCATTGGTATCGACCCCCAAGGTGCGCTGCATGCCGACCAAGTCGTCATGACTGACCGACAACTTGACACCATAACCATCAGTGTCCGACTGATGACTGACTTCGTCACCCACGTCAACCTGGGCACCGTCCAGTTCAGGAATATCGGCGCCCACCAGCGCCAGCGCCCGCTCAGGACGCAGGTCATCCTTGATCTTGTCCAGGGCTTTCTGCTCAACTAGAGTAGATGCTTTTGGCCCTTCATCATCGTCTTCGTCAGTTGGTTTCTCCTCTGGCTCCTCATGACGACTTCCCGCGTAGCGTTGACCGTCGATCAAGGCATCTACCCTGACTGGAGTCCAGCCACCCTGATCATCCTGACTACCCCACTCATCAACGGAAACCCAGCGGTAGACCGTGGCAGGCACGCTATCAGTTAATTCTGGATGGGGATTATACTCTCCTTTCTCCATGTGTACCACATGCAAGTCTGATTCGCTAGAGTTAAGATTCTCATTCCAGTCGTCAATATGTTCACTCCTAACGACGTTATCCACGTTAGATTCATCTTCAACTGAGCCATCCCATTTGTGCGAGTCAGCATAGGCGTTGCCCTGATCAATGGCCTCTCGGCGGTTAAAGGTCCACTCACCTTGTACTGGCGTTTCACCATGGGGAGTATGCGCTTCCCAGCGGTACACATCTACCATGGGTGTGCCATCAGGGCCTGGTTCGCCTGGATGCTTGCCCAGGCGCAACTCCACTTGATACCAACCAGCTGCCCCATAAGCGTACTCACTCAGATGTTCTGAAGTACCCTGTTCGACATGAGATGACTCAATCTTTTCGGCACCCGTGCCACCACCCCATTGACCGCCACCCGATTGCCCGGCCGGAACTCTCGGCTGGTCCGGGTTGTAGCCCTTATTATCTCCATCCAAGCCCGCACTGTCTACCTTTTGGGTCGGTTCCGGATACTGCACAAACGCCATGAGAGCCAGCCGCAGCGCCAACGCAAGATCACCCTGGCACTGGTCCACGCTTTGCGCCAGGATGGCACTGAACCAATCGCCCTGGGGTCCAGCCATGACCTTGGCCAACTCGCGCACCAGAGCTTCATTAGCAAAGAGCGCATCGAAGAGTTTCTTGTCCGTCCAGGCACGCCGCACGATGTCAACAATGTGCCCAGCAGCCTTGACGGTCGCCACCGGACGGCGCGCCAATGATGCCCCCACATACAGGGCACTCGCTATAGGAACAAACCCAGCAGCGGTGAAGCCCAGCGTCCCCACATGCAGCATTTCACAGGCTGTCACGGCTGCCTTGCAGAGCAGGACATCTGCCCCCATAAGCGAGCGTCCCAGCCCTGCCAGCTTGTGTTCAGGCACCCCGGAGATTCTTGCCGCCTCCTTGGCGTACTCCTGCCCCACCTTGAAGGACAGGAACGTCACCTTGACCGCCCCCAGCACGGCACTCTTGGTCGCACCGCTGAGTTTATCGGCTACCCTGGTGCCCCACTCCTTGCCCAGCACGGCCGTGGCGGCAACTTCCGTGGCCTTACTCGCAACGTGACCAAGCCCCGCAGCGTAGTGGACCATGGCATGCTCGGCGTTGGTCAGCAAGATGCCGGCCTTGCCGACCAGGCTGGCCTTGTTCCAGTTGGCGTTGGCGGCCTGAATCTCTTCCCTGGTCGGGTTAGGATGCTGCGGCCACCAGCCCATTGTCTCGATGTGAGAAGCACCAGGATGAGATGGAGACGGAGTATCATGGATAGCAGGAACAGGTGTATCATGGATAGGCGGCTTGCTCTCCCCACTCCCTTCGCCACCTCCCGAAGTGAACTGACCACCGCCTGGTTGCCCGGCTGGCACTCTGGCTTGCTCAGGGCTGCCCTTCTTGGACTTGCTCGGCATGGTGCCAGATGCTTCAGATGTAGCACCTGAACCGACGATGATGCCGTAATGGATGTACTTGTTGCCGTCGATGTCCTTGTCATGCCAGTTGTCCAGCCACACGTCCTCCCGGATCATCACCCGCCCTTCGTCCGCGATGGTGCCTGACCCTTCCGTCACGTTGTCTTCGCTGGAGTCGGCACAGAAGACATGCCCCAGCGCTACCCCGATTACCACCAGGTAATGTCCATAGGCAAACACTGCCCTGGAGGGGAGAGATGGCCCATAATCCTGGACCGGGCAAATGACGGGTTTGCCTTCCAGCCAGGCCCGGCGCAGATCATCTAGCGTCAGGCCAGCCCTGGCGTCCACGTCTAGGCCCTCTGCCGTGAGGTACTTCACGATGGCCTGGGGCCTGGTGGACTTCTCTTCATCGGTCCCCAGGCGCTGGGCCGTGGCCTTCAAGGTCTGCTCGCCAACCCCATAGTATTGGGCCACCTCAAAGGCGGCGCAGGCGCCGCAGTAATAATGGTTGGGCTGGGTCGCTGTCACCAGGGGCAATAATTGCGGCTCGCCGGTAAAGGACAGTTGCGCCTCCACGGCCCTGGTTACCAGTCCGACCCCCAAGGTTTCCTTGCAAGTCTTGCTCCCAGGACTGTCACTCCAGTCCACATACTGACCATGGAACAGGCCGCCGCCGCTAAACAACTCGGGTAACAGTGGCGTCCCAGGTGTAACACATGTTACACCTGCTTTGCCATGGTGCCCGGTAAAGAGGCCCTTGCTGCGGAAGAAGGCGAAGCATTGCGGGAACAACTTTTCGGCCTGGCCCAGGTCCGCTTCACTGCCATAAAGCAATCGGCCGAACTCCGCGAAGCCCTCTTCCTTGCCGGCGTTGCGAGCGTATTCTGTCAGCGGCGCCTGTTGCCAGCGGTCTCCCACGATTTCTTTCTGCCAACACTGCTGCCACTCCGGTGTGCTGGAATAGCGACCACTTTTATCAATGGCATGGGTAAGTTCATGGGCATAGGTGCCGTACACGTTCTGCTGGGCAGCTCCCAGCGCCACGGGCAATTCCTGCCAGAGCATGCCGTCCAGGGACGCCACCCCGGTGCCCGTATGAAAGGCCCCCATGGTCACGCTCCCCATCGGCACATCGGTGCCTTCCTTGCGCATTTGCGTGGTCAGATCAGCGCTACTGGCATACCAATGCACACCCGTCAGCGAGTGGGCCACGTCCTGGGCCGCCTGGGGTGACATGGCGTCCAGCACGCGGCGGGCCGCCTGCTCATACAGGTCTCGGGTTTGCTGGGAAATGCCATAACCCAACGGGTTGGACCCGCCCAGGCTGGTCTGAATGGTGTGCAGGGCCTGGGCATGCCCCTGGGAGTAATGCTCAACGGCGCCCAGGGCGCCGCCGCCACAGGGAGCGTACTGGCCAGCCTCTGGCTGTCCGGCCGGCACCCGGCACTGTTCCTTGGTCAGCACGCTCATGGCCTCCCTGCCCAGGTGTAACACCTGTTACACCTGCTCCACCCGCACCGCCAGCGCCGAATTGACCACCACCAGGCTGCCCGGCCGGCACCCTGGGATGGTCGCTCTCCTGCCAGTCCTTGTGCCAGGAGGTCAGGAGTTCGTCAAAAAAAAATTCTTGCTGTCCCCGCCCTTGAAGGCTGCTGCGAAGTCTGCCTGCGTATCGTGCAGGTGCTGCAAGTATTGCGTCACCAGATCGGTGAGAAGTTCATGGGCCGCCTGGACCACCCTGGCCATGGGCAACCCGCCCGTGCCGGCGCAGGGGTCGGGATCGTCCGCCTTGCCGGTCAGCTTCTTCTTGGCCTTGCCCACCGCGTTGACGAGTGCCAGGGCCGGCAGCAGGGACAGGGCATGCAGGGCAATGTGGCTCACCGGCACCGTGGCCAGCAACTCCGCGCCACTGCTGGCCGGGTGGCCCAACCCTTCGGGCAAATGCTCTGCCATGTGTTCTGCCACATGGGCCATTGTCTCGCCGACGACGTGGTGCAGGGCATTGTGAAGGGGCAAGGACAGCACCACGGCGCTGAGATGAATGGCCGTGCCAGCAACGTGGCCATACGTCTTGTTCACGCCCAGGATCAGCTTGCTGGCCTGGTCATTCACCCAGTGGCTGGCCTGCAACACCTGATGCACAATCGGAATGGCGTGACCCACCTTGGCAGCCACAGAGGCAGCGGCTTTTTGCAGGTTTTCCACGGTCTCATGGGCTTCATGCTCGATGCTGTGAGCGGCATGCTCGGCATGCTGTTCGACCAGGTGTTGCACAGCCTGCTCTTGCAGTTTCTCCTGATGTTGCTGGGCGGGACTGGCCTTGGGATCGGGCGGGGATGGGATATGCACCGGCATCGACACCGGGATGGCCATGGGCGGCGCATCCTTGCCGTCTATGTGCAGCCTCACTGTCAGGGCCACTGGTGGTTTGGCAATGCCTTCCACCCCGCCAGCGTTGGGCTTGGTCCCCTCTGGTTTGGCCCCTTCCGGCTTGCCCGCTGCGGGCTTGCCGCCTCCTTCGCCACCGCCGCCGCCAGCGGGTGCAAACTGGCCACCGCCCGACTGTCCAGCCGGCACGCGCGCCTGTTCCTTGGTGAGTGTTATGGCAGCACTCAGGGCCTGGGCGTAGTCGCCGCCCCGCCAGGCCAGACGGGCGGCCAGGGCATCCTGCCATTCCCTGGCCAGGCCCTGGCCGTGGCGCTGACCCAGGGCCACATTCACGGCCACCGCACCAGGCGCGCCCTTGCGGCCCCTGAGCCGCAGGTAGGTCTCTGCCGCCGCCGTGCGCAGAAACGGACTGGCCAGGCTGTTGTCCAGCACAGCGCCGGCCAGAGACGCCAATGCCTGCTCAAAGCCATCGGCCTTTTCGCGCTGGCCGCAAGTAGTGAGTACCCGCTGCCCGCACCAGCGCAGCAGGGCGCCCGCTTCCTCCTGGGCCTGGGTATGGGCAGCCAGCGTCTCCCACCAGGATTTCCAGCAGGCCATGAGGCCCTCACTCACCGCCACGGCCGCGTTGTGCAACAGTTGCAAGTCCGGCGGCGCGTCCAGCAGCGCCTGCCCAGGCGGCACCCGGCAACTCAACTCATTCCACCACATAAGCGTTTCTCCCGGTTTACCCAGGTGCAGGCACCTGGTCAGAAAGCGCACCCGGCTCTTGTCCAGGTCGCTGGGGCTCACATAGGCACTGGTACAGGTGCAGCGGCAGTTGGCGCGCATCTCCACGGACAGGGCAATATCACCAGGGTATTGCGCCTCTTCGCCGCCCACGTCAAACGGTTCGTCCACGCCCACGGTGACATCATCCAGGTCGGCATGGGCATCCCTGGTGCGGTCGTCATCCACGGTGAGCCAGGTCTTGCCCTTGACCAGCCCATCCCTGGCCAGTTGGCGCCTGGCTACCTGGCCGCCCGCGTTGAGGGCAGCGGTGCTTTCCGTGCGTGCAATGCACAAACATCGGGCCTTGCTGGCACCTGGACCCAGCACGTCTTGCAGGCGCGCTGCCACCTCTTTGTTAGAGAGACCCTGCGAGATACCATCCCTCACCGTGCGCACCACGTCCTGGCGCCAGCGCTGGCCCATGTCCGCCCAGAAGGGCGCCTGTAATAACTGTGTGAGATGTTGGCGTATGCCACCCGTGACCGTGCTGGGCAGAGCAAAGTCTGTTAGTGCCGCTTTCTGGGGCCGGTAGAGAGTGTATTCCTGGGTCGCCCCCTCCAGCACGGCCTGGGTAAGATGGGGACTGGCCGCGCCGCGCAATAAGTGCGTGAGCGTGTCCGCCTGGAGTTCCTCTGCCATGGCCAGCAGCACACCATGGGGCTGATGTGCGTCATTAAGGCGCGTCACTAGATTCCCGGCCCAGGCCAATATCGCGTCTCCCAGGGCCTCCTGGAGCGTATGTTGAGCCCCCTCCTGGGCCTTGACCCACAAGGCCAGCCTGGCTTGTTTGCTCATCTGGGCACCCAGGCAATCCAGGCCCTGCCAGGCTTTGCTCTTGGGGGGTTTGGCGGTTTCTTCCTCTTCGTCATCTTCCTCATCCTTTTCCGCGTCCGGAGGCGTCGGCGGTTGGCCCGGTTTGGGCTTGCCGGGCTTCCCTGGCGGGGCGCCGGGTTGCTGACCAGGAGGCCCACCGGCACCAGGGGGACCGCCGGGGGGTGCCTTGGATTGCACCTTCTGGCCACCTGGCCAGGTGGCATCGTCCTTGGGCTCTGGCTCGTCCTCTCGGACGTTGTGAATGGGCAGCAGCGCGCTTTGCACCAGGCACACATCCCCACCCCAGATGGGCGGTAGACCATTCTCCAGGCGCAGCTCATTGATGCTCAGGCCACCCGCCGTGATAAGTTGCCCCCGGTCGCTGCGCAGCTCGTCCGGGTCGGCAGGAACAGGGTCTTCTATGTACATCAGCATGGATGGATTGCCGTCCGTGGGATCTTCCCCGGTCATGAGAGGTAAGAACACATAGGTCAGCACCCCTGACATTTGTTCGATCTTGGGACCAAGGCAATTGGCCACGAAGTTGTCATCAGCAACCACACTTGAGGCTCTATTAACTCCTTCAAGTTGCCCCATACAAACAGGATTCACTCCGAACTGCTGGGTCACTCGCTCTTTGGTGTATTTGCCCGAATTCAGGTAATCCATTTCCCTGCCAGTGGTGCTGATGCGCTTCACGTCTTCAATCAGGGCGTCCAGGACAATGGGCTCATCGAAGTGCTGCATGCCCCGGTACGCCTGCTTGATGGCATAGAGAATCTGCGCCCGCTGTTCCCTGGTGAGCAAGGGCCGCGAACCCTGGCCGCTGGACTTCAGGTCCGGGTTGCGCCCCGCAATGATCGCCAGGCCGGGAAAGATCCCATTGGCAAACAGGCGGCGCTGCGATTCGCTGATATTCTCATCAGCCACCACACTTCTGGCGGCCATTTGCAGGGTACTGGTGATCCCCAAGACATTGCTCGGGTCCGGGTAGGCAAAGCGCACGATCTGCTGACCGGGAATCTCCACGGGTTCTTCCGTGCCGCCGGTGTGCAGCATGTAGGAAGAGTACAGCCCCTTGTCGTGCTTGGGTTCCAGCCAGTTGGTGGGCACCGGCCAGATGACCTTGCGCCCGGCAAAAGGATCACTCTTGGGCGCGTCGTAGATCCACCAGTAACTCGCTCCGGTGAGTTCCAGGGAGATCACCGTCACATAGAGAAGGGTCCAGCGCGTGAAGAGTTGATTGGGCCGGTTGAGCCAGTTCAGGACAGGATGACTGTCCAATACGTCCAGATCCTGGTGAAAGGTCTTGAACGGGAAGGGCACATGCTTCTTATTGGGCCGCTTGTAGTATAGCGAGTCATGGTAGAGGGACTTGCCAGGTGCCCTCTTCACCACTCTGGCAATCCGGATGGGCTGCCGCGCGATGCGCTGACCAATAATCTTTGCGCAAGCGCCAGTCCAACCGGAGAAGTGCCGGTATTGCTCCTGGGCATGCTGAAGTGTCACTTGCGGACTAGGGGTAGCCGTGTTGCCGTAGAAGCCACCTTGCGCCATGGCTTGCAGGGCGATGTTGGCGCCACCCCCTGGTGGACGCATGCTGACAACGCGATGCGCCCTCTCCTGCAAAAAAGCACTGGTGGCCTGACTGCCCCGCAGGGCCTGCAATAAGGCTTCGCTCATGGTGGCCTTCCCTGGCCTGTGAATTAGCGCCGGTACGCCTTCCCAGGTGTAACACCTGTTACACCTGACCTAGCCGATCCTGGTCATCTCGCTGCTGCGCCCGGAGATCAGATCAGCCTCCACGCTGGGGCCAAGATCCTTATTCCCCAGGCGACGGCGCGTCCATACCTCAGAGGCGGCCGTTACGCAGGCCACCGTGAGATCCCAAGGACCGACATCATGAAGGCGCATCACCAGGCCCACGATGGTGTGCTTGATGCCCAGCACCGGGCCGATCACCACGTCGCCCACCCTGGCTTCCCCACCAGACTTGTACTGATGGCGGCGTGTACTGGTGCCGCCTCCCGACTCGTCCATCGTCAGAGCCCCCCTCCCGTGGTGTGGCCGGACAACCGACCGCCCTGGCGCCACTGCCTATCGCCACTGCCTGGCGCCACTGCCTGATCGTTATAGGATAACTGGCCAGGCCGGACCAGAAAAGCCTGGCCTGATTGAGAAGGGCATTCACTCTGACGGCAATGGGCCAGGCCCATCGTGCCAGCGAGCGTCCATCGCCTGGCTGGCCGCATCCCGCAGAAGCATCCGCTGATTGTGGGTGATGCCATGGGCCCGTATCAGGACCAGGAGTTGCTTGAAGAATTCCTGCACGTCCAGGCCAGGATCTTGCAAGCTCTCCAGCAGCGCCTCCTGACAGGCCCCCACATAATCATGCGTCACGCAACCGGGCGGAAGATCCACGGCATGCGACTGGCTCATTTCTTTAGACCCTCCTCATCATCGTCAGATGGGTCCGGTCGATAGGGCTCGCCATCCGGAACAGAAGTATTTCCATCGTCGCGCAGGAAATGGTTCCAGCCAATGGGGTTGGCCGCATCATAAGCGTTCTTCTCAGCGAACTTGTAACTCAGCAACCACAAGGTCTCCATTGCACCATCCTCCTACACCGCCACGCGGTCACGCGCTCCGGCTATGCGCACAGTGCCCATGCTCTGGCCCTGGGTGGTCGGGGCAATGCCCGTGACCGTGCGCAGGCGCCGCCCGGCCACGCTGGGCACCAGGCTGGTACTCGTCCAGCCGCTGACACTGGCACCGCCCGCATGCGCCACCTTGAACACCGCCGTGATTTGCCCAGCCTGGGGCACCGCCTCCACCACGATCACTTCCTGATCTACCAGGCCCTTGTTGATGGTCAGCACAGAGCCCGGCACAATGCCCACCGTGCTGGACAGCACCACGGTGTTACGCGCATAGGCGCCAACGCTCGGCACCACCGTGATGCCCGCCAGGGCCGCCACGGGATTATTCCCACCCGTGACCACGCTGGCGCTCCAGGTTCCCGTCGCGCCGGTATTGTCCACGCCCGTTACCGTGACAGCCAGGGTGCCAAAGCCGCCATTGCAATTGGCAATCACCTCCAGGATGGGCGTCACTTCAGCATACAGCGCGGTGTTCACGCCCATGCCTGCCGTGTAGAAGCCCGACACCGTGCAGGTGCCCATGCCCAGGGGCGCCGCGCTGTTCCAGTCCGGTTGCAGGGCATCACTCATGCACCCACCCGTGGGGAGTTGCACCCCCAGCAGGTTCGTCCACAGGGTTTGCGTCTCCGGTGTTACCAGGCAAGAGAACCTGGCGCCGCCCCCTCCCCCGTTGAAATAAGTGAGGTAGCTGCTCAGGTCCACGATGGTGTTGCTGGTCTCCAGGCCGCGCAGCGCCAGGTGATTGTTCAGGCCCTGGGCCGCTGCCGAGAACATGCCAAAACTGTTCTCCAGACTGGCCCGGCCAAAGGTCTGATTCACTGGCACCAGCAGGTCGTTATCCTGTTCAAAGTCGTTCAGGCCCAGCACCAGGGTAAGCAGGTTATTCGCCGTGTTGCGCACCGTGCCCGCCGAGAGGGCGTTGGCCTTGCTGCCCACGGTGGTGAGAAGTTGCAGCCAGCCCGACGCCAGCTTGTCCAGGTAGGCCAGGAGCGACGTGTTACTAATCAGAGCCATGGGATCGCCTCCAGGCGCAACAGGTGTTGCGCCTCACTCGGGTTTGGCGGGTCTGGGAAAAGGCAGCATGGCCGGGCTGGGATCATAGGAGCTGCGCCGCGGGGCGCCAGCGCCCCTGTACAACACGTCCACGATGCGGTAGTGCAACACCCGCCCAGAGTCCTCCCAGGCAAACTGCCGGGCCAGGCGCCGGTAACCGGGCAGCAGGGAGGGCCACAAGATGCTCCGGTATTCCTGATCCATGTAGGCCAGCACGCCCAGGGGCAGATGCTTGGGCACCAGCAGCGCACCCCTTGTGAGCATGGCCGTCTCGGGAAGCGGCCGCCCTTCCCGGTCGGTAAAGGGCGGCCAGGCATAGCTGATGCTCAAGGTCATGCCGTGGCACCGCCTTCTTTGACCAGGGTATTGTGCTGGGCCCCCAGGAGCGCCAGGGGCACAAGTTGCTCCAGCAGCTCCGGGTCGCTGCAAGTGATTTGCCCCACGGGCTGATGGGGCGGCCCCTTGGCCACGATGGTCAGCCCGGTGAGCTGAATCTTGCCGTTGACCACTCCCTTGTTCTGGTAGAATTCGTATTTGTCCAGCACACTGGCCATGACCATCCCTCCCTAGTTAAACAACCTCTCTATTTCCATGCGCCGCAGACACGCCTCTGGGGTTTCGCCCAACTGCATGGTGTAACCGCAGCCCACCGTGCCGCCCTTCCAGGTGCCACACCTTTCCCCAATCTCCTCATCAAAGTCCACGCTGATGCTGGTGACTATGTGCCGGGGCCAGCCCAGCCAGGCGCACCAGCGCCAGACCCAGGTCCGCCGCTCGACCCGCACCGTGGCCAGTCGCGCCTGCACCTGGCCCGATTGGAGTTTGTAATGGTAGGGCGTCAGCCAGATCCATTCCGCCGGTCCCGGCCTGACGCTAAAACGCCAGTTGCGCCGGACGCTCTCCCGGACCACAAAGCCCTTGTCCCAGCACAACACCTCTGTCTTTTGCCACAGCCACGACCATGGTAAGTAAAGAAACTTGCTCCGGGCGCCCCAGCACAGGCGGACATATTCCAGCGGCTCGACCTGGATGCCCCAGGTGTCCACGATCTCATACGGCGCGCTGCGGCTTTCCCAAAGGGTGAGCCACAGGCAGAAGACGTGCAGCGCCCAGTGGTCCTCAAACTTGCACAGGGTTACCGTCCAGTCCCAGCACGTCAGGGCAAAGCGGTGCCAGAACGAGCCATGGCGCCCCGGACGATATTCCCCCAGCTCGCGCAACTCCTGCCGCACCTTTGCCCACCAGGCTAACATGGTTGTGTCCCTTCTCAGCAAACCTTCTCCAGCGGCTTGACCACTGGCCTGAAACGGCCATCCAGGAATTCGCTCACCTCCCGGTAGCGCAAGCCCGGTTGCGCCAGCGACCAATACACCACGCTCCTGGTCTGATGCTCACCCGGCCCGTTAGTGGACTGAAGGGTCGCCACCCCCAGCACAATGTAAAACGTACTCAGCCCAACATTTACCCATATGCTCATCGGCTTGAGATCATCTTCGGTCACGTTTACTTTGGTCATGTCCGCCCCTCATGAATGTCCACCGCCTGGGCTGTCGCCAGCGCCAGACGTTTGCATTCCACGGCCAACTCCGCCTCTACCCTCTTCAGATTCCGTTGCTGCACCAGCACCAGGGCTTCGATTTCCCTGTCCTTCACCACCATGGTGCCCCGGAGAATCTCGATCTGGATGTTGGCCTGGCGCAAATCCTCCCTGACACTCGCCAGTTGCAGGCCCAACTGTGCCACCTGACGCTGGCTCCGCCATTCCGTCAGCGTGAGTGGTTCATCCCGGTCGGCAAACACCGTCAGCAGGCGCAGCCCCCTGTTTAGCAGGCGCTGCCACCACGACCGCCTTGCGCCGGGCATGGGCGGGGCCGCCGTTGCCTCTTCTGAGGGCGTCAATGCGTCGGGCTTGACCACCGTAGACATCTTCACTCTCTTGGAGTAAGCGCCAGGCTAACCGCCAGGCGGCCTCTACTAGTAGGGCATCAAAATCGCTGCCCAGGGCAGGCCGCAGCAGGGCCTTGTAATTACACACTTCCGGGTTGGCCAGCATCCCCGCCAGCAACTGCCCGGCCAGGCCCTCATGCCGTTCCGCCAGGCTGGCCCGCTCGCCCATGGTGCCCCTCACTGGCCATCGCACCATTCGTCGTCTGTAAAGTCGTCGCGCCAGGCCCAGCGGCAGAACTTGCACACCAGGGCCGCCAGGTAAACAGCACTGGCCGCCAGAATGGCAACCACCAGCAACATTTGCCAGAAGTCCGTGAGCAAGGCCACGGCCAACGCCATCAGCACAGAAGTAGATAAACAGCAGGACCAGGTGACAGGAGTCATGACCGCCACTCCCTTGGTTCGAGCGGACCTTACCGCAGACGGTAGCAGCAAGGGCCTGTCCTGGCAAGATGGCTTGCCTGACTAACCTGGATATACGGCCGCCAGCAGTTGCCGGCAGCGCCCCAGGTCAAACTGATTATCCTGATCGCGCAGGCCGCTCTCGCTGTCGAGCCAGTAGGGGCCCACGTCAGAGATGTCTGTTATCACCTCCCGCACGTTCTCGGGGCTGATGCCGCCCGCGTAACCGACTAGGTGACTGTCGGCATAGCGCGGCCAGCACCTGGGCCGCTCGCCCGTCCCACCCGAACAGTCATAGAGCCAGAACACGCGGGTCAAGGGCCGCCCCAGGGGGGCCGGAAAGGCGCCTCTGGTTTGCAGGACGACATCCAGGTTGTAAGCGTTGGCAAAGGCCACCAGGCGCCGTTCTGCCTGGGCATCCTTGGCACACAACTCCTGCCACCAGCCAGGCTCCAGGTTGAATTGCACCCGGTTGAACTGTGTCAGCCAACCCGATAGGGCCTGGGGATCGCCTTCCCCCATGGCAAAATCACGCGCCAGCCCACCGCAGACATGCAGGGCCAGGCGTGGCAATGGCACCAAGTCTCGGGGGCATTCCTTGCAGCGTTTCAGGATCTCCATGATCTTCCACCAGCCCAGGTATCCAGGCTGTCCCATGCGCTGCGTGGACAGTAGCAGCGCCCACTCCACCCGGCCAGGATAATCCCGGGTCAACTCCAGCATTCCAGGTATGTGCCTGGGATGATCGACCCCGGTCAGGGTGACAAACTGCGGCAGGCTTGCTGGCATGGTGAACCCCTTTCTGGTGCTGGTTCGCTGGCCGCCAGGCGCAATAGGCGTATGGCCCTACCCACCTGGCACTCACTCCGCGCCGGGTGGGCATCGACCTGGACCTTGTGACAATACAGGCAGTGGCCGACCCCGCCCGTAGCCAACAGTTGCAGGAGTTCCCACAATGGTAACTGGCCACGGTCGCCACGCAGCAGAGCCTGCAACTCGCGCTGGTCTTGCTCGCTCATCATGGTCTCAGCCTCCGTGTCCCTCATAGTACCACGGGCAGAAGGTGCATTTCCACTTCGGCAATGGTCGCCTGCACCAGGTTGCGCACTGCCTCATCAAAGCGACGGGCAAAGGCCGGGCCGGTTTCCTCTTCCCAGGTGGCCAGCGCTCGCTGCAAGAGATCCAGAGTAGCACGAACGTCTGCCTCAGCCCAGGGCTCGCCGCTGCCATTGCAGCCCCGGCGCAAGGCCAGGCATATCTCTGGCAAACACTGGCCCGGAAACAGGCGCTGCTGGAGCGCCCGCACGCTGGCCCTGGAGTCATTCATCAGGTTGTCCTTTCTGAAGCAATGTAAACAGGACACTCAGGGCCGCCTGCGCCCTGGCCTGCAAGCCAGGGGCCTTGCTCTCCCTGGGACCGGCCACATTGAGTATCCTGGCCTCCCACAAGGGCCTGGCCGTGGCACCCTCCAGCCACTCGTACAACAAGTCTACCTGGTCAAATGGCTTCCAGTCCATGGTGAAAAACGGCCGACCGCTGCGCTCACAGCACAGCATGGTATAGAGCGTGCCGCCAGCCAGCAGGGCGAACCGGGGCACCAGAATAAACGTCGCCTGCGCCATGGCCACGTTCCGGCGGGTCCGCTCGGCGTAACTGCTGGTCGCCGTTTCCTTGAGCGTATACCGGGCCGGAATGAGCCCGGCTTCGTTTTTCCGGCCCAGGGGGCACCAGCCGCCGATGGGCAAGCCCAGCGCCAGGGCCGCGTCCAGGGCCGCCAGGTCCACGCCGGTTTGCCCTCCCGAGATGACTTTCTCCAGAGCCATGAAAAATTTAACTCCCAGAAATGGCCGCAACCCCAGGTGTAACACCTGTTACACCTGGGACTGCGAAGGTCAGGCCACGCACTCGCGCTCCAGAACCTCCGGGCACTGACGCACCCGCAGATCCTCTGGCCACTCCGTCATGTCGCCCCCATGATGATCGCACAAGGGCAGCGGCAGGCCGCCCAGGTAGGGGTTGCTCCCGCACTGCTTTAGAAAGAATGCCACCCCGGCCATCTGGCACTGATCCCGCAACGAGCGCGCCCACTCCATGTGAAACTCCCTGGGCATCTCCGGACCCTGCTGAGATTCACCCCCACAGATGACCCATTCCAGGGCGCCGTCCCCAAGATGCTGGCTCAGGTTGATGTAACCAATTTGCGGCTCCACAGAAAGGAACAGGCGCCTGCACAACCGGCCGCAACCCCGTAGCGAGTGAATATAGTGGCCAGCGACGTTCTTCTGGTTGGCCACGCTGGTGCCCAGCCAGACGTTCTCCCGGCGCCGCTGGTCCGGCCACATATCCCGAATGTTTTCCGGCCGCTTGGTCAGCAACAGCCAGTCCAGGTCAGGGCACTGGTCGATGAGCTGAAAGAGATCCTGCCGCCACGGCACCAGTTCGGCACGCTCTTCAAACACGTCGGCAAGGGAAGCACAGAACACCTTGCCCCGTCGTCCCTCACGCTGCACTTGCCTGTTCCAGCGCGGTGGCTGGTTCCAGGTCTTGGTTCGGGACCGGGTGCCCTGCGGCCCCCATTGCACCCGATGCCGGCGGGTGTCCATCAGATGCTCGGCGTAACAGTTGTGCGAGAAAAACCCATTCGCAAAGAATGTGCCTTCCGATGTTTCAATGTCAAGCAACTCACGCTCACCTAGCATCTCCAAGCCAGTCACAGGAACAGGTTTTTGCGGCGGTTCCTTGCCAAGAACCTGGTCGCGCTTATAGCCAATCCGTGGCTGGACCCTGGAAATAAAGCGCAGGCGATCACCCAAGCCGCCATAAAGACGCGCCGTCTGGCAATAGCGAGAGAATTGCTCAATGCGAAAATCAAATCCTAACCTCTCACCATAATCAACAATGGTTTGCAGGATCTTGCCGTTGGTATTGGCTATCCGCAACGACTGAAGGCGCCCAGACACTCGACCATCCGTCTTGTAGCCACTAGTTCCCTCCGCATCAAAGATACCAGCTAACCAGCCGGCAATATAGTCACCGCTCTCAGGATCTGGCTCCATCAAACTCTTCAAGGACGCCAGTTTTGGCTTTGAGCGAGTCTCCAATTTCAGCATCGCTGAACCATGACTTGCATCAAACGGCTGAATGCCACCAACGCAGCTAATATCAAAACGCTCCAAGCAACTGCGAAGGTATTCCAACATGTCACGTTGCTTGTCAGTCACGGCAACGCGCCAGTACGGCTGGCGATGCTCTCGCCATGGCAGTGACAACCACTGATCCTGCCAACTCATCGTTCCATCCCCAGCGGTCATGCCGGCAATGTAACCCCTGGCGTAATCGTCACTGGCCGGCTCATCCGGCACAGCCCAATCGCCAAGGTGGCGTAACTGCGTCTCCAGCAATCGCATGCGCCGCACAAACCGCCAAGGTTTCTGATAGAGACTGGTTAGAAAGCGATGGTCAAGACTTGCAATCACCGATCCAGCAGGCGTCGTAATCCGGACAGCTTGCTTGACGCTTTTCCACTTGCGTCTGACCACTGCCTTGCGAAAAGACAAACAACCTGTCATTATCTCAGGAAAAGCCAATACCTCATCACCAGGCACAATCAGACCAAGTGGCTTTGTCCGCCAGTTAGCCATCAAAACCAACGAAGACGGGTCAAGACAGTTGGCGCAGCCTTCCGCCACCTTGGCACAACCGATCCAGGGGTTAAAGGTATACCCCGGGTGCCAGAGGCCATCAGGCCCCTGGCTCATTGTCCATTCGATCTTGGTGTTACTTGCCATCCTCAAAATCCTCCGTTAGAAAAACCTGGGTCGCCCGATGATACAGGGCCCAGCGCCGCATCACTTGCAGAAACAATTGCCGTGGTTCATGCCCCGTGCAATCCAGGGCCCCTGCCGCCACGGCCTGCCGGCGCTTCCTGGCCGTCAGGTCATAGTGAGGCACGCCGCTCCGTGAGAGTTGCCGCCAGTGATGTTCCAGCCCGATGCGCCTGGCCATGTCGTCCAGTTCCACAATACTATCACCAATCAGGTGGCAACTAGGACCGTAGCGCCAGCCGTAGTCGATCAGGTTGTCCACATAGGTCATGCTTTAATCCTTGCAGTCGGGGCAGAAGTGTTGCCACTGGCTGGTATCATCGCGCTTGATCTGCCAGCCCTGTTGCTTCAGATCATGCACAAACGGCATGAAGTCCAGGGTGCCGCCATAGACTTCCGACCCACAGTCGTCGCACTCACACACCAACTCCCCCTTGACGTTACGGATCATCTGTCACCCTCTCAGGTATGGGACCATGGCGCAGTCGATCACAAAGCAAAACCTGAGCAATCAGGTTTGCCTCACTGATGGCATTGTGCAGAGCATGATACCAGCGCATTGGCTGATCCTGCCCATCAAAGCAACCCCAGCGATGATCTCCGCGCCCCGCAGTAATCTCCACCAGCAGTCGATAAGGGCCACGCCGGTAACAGGTCGGCATGTACACCATGCTAAACACCACGCCATCACCCAATTCGGGATGACCAAGGATCGCCGTCCAGGGCAGCCCTTCATCGGCCGGAAGGCCGCCATGGATTCCACGCCAGCGCAACTCGTGCATGTTTCACCCTGAAGATTAGAAAAAAGGGCAGGCGGGCGGCAATCGCCAGGCCCGCCCACTGCCCCCGCTACGTTCCCGGTTCATGACGGGACCAGGAACTTGTGTCTGTCACTCTGCCTTGCGGCGCCCCTTGCCGGTCTCGGCCTTGCTCTCCGGCCCATGGTAGGGCAGGAGCAACACCTCCGACGCTGGCAACTCCTCTTGCTTACTCGCGGTGGCGCCGGACACCTCCGCAATGGCTTCGTTGATGCCGGCCAAGAACGCGTTCTTGACCATTCGTTTCAGCCAGTCGAATAACATGGTTGACACACCTCCGTTGTTTGGGCGATCTACTCGACAGGGACCATCCCTGCCTGTTGTTTACTGTCCAGGGCATTCAGGGCCATGATCGCCCGCCCACTCAAAAACCGACGCCGTTTGGATGTCCAATCAGGCGCCTGGAGATAGGCGTCATTCTCGATCACCTCATAGTCCAGGTAAACCTTTGAGCCATCCGGCTGGGGATGACCAAAGGCCGCCCCCTCTCGCGGAAACGCTTCGCTCACCCGACCAATCAGCGGTTCCAAGACAATGCCCTTCTGTGGCCTGCTGGCCTGGCCGATGCTCAGGTCCACCAGGTAACCAGCATCCAGGTAGACTACCAGGTGCAAGGGCAGGCCGACCCCACCCGTGGGTGAGCGCGTCGGCTTGCTGGCCCCCACCAACACCGACCAGCCGCCCGCAGCCAGCATCTCCTGTTTCTCTTCCTTGGTGGGCAGGCGCTGATGTGCCTTTACCCAGGTGACATATGCCTGGTTCATCACAAAGAGGCGTGTGACGACTGGCCGGGCCGGAATCTGAAAGTGGGCCAGCACGTCCAGGGCCACCCGTGACGCCACGATGCAGCAGTCCGGGGCATAGAGAGACCTTATCTCTTTGCTGGTCTCACTTTGCAGATGCAACAGCACCGTTTCAAGGTCCATGCCCAATTCCTCACTTCTAGAATCTAGAGCCCCAGGTGTAACAGGTGTTACACCTGGGCAAAGGGCCTAGTCTTCCAGGATGACCTTCCTGGCAGGCATGTCAAAGACCAGTTTGTCCACCTGATCCTTCACGGCAGTGAGGGCCACTGCCGTCTGAGCCCGCAAGTCGTCATCGTCGCGGAAGTCCTGGGTGGTCTTGCCGCCCAGGAGGGCCTGGCACCGCTCCACCACGGCGGCCAGATCGCCGTCACCCACGACGTTCTTGTCGCTGAAGTCCGCCAGGAACTCCAGCGTGTTTGTTGTCATGGTGTCGTAGAGCTTCTTTTTCCGACCCGTCACCGGGTCTGCGGTCAGACGTTCGGTCATGTTCTTGAGCAGACCCTGGAACAAGGTCCGCATGGTGTACTTGACATCCAGGGCCGCTTCCCTGCACGAGTCACGGAACTTGTCGGCCTCCCGCTGGTTTAGGGCACCAGTGAGATTCTGGGCCGGTGCCAGAGTCACCAGGGAGTAGCTGGCCTGGAACTCGCGGCGCAGGCGCTCAGGGGTGGGGTAGTCGCTGGCATCGGCCAGCTTCCCCAGCTTCAGCATGGTTTCGTCGCGCCTGGCGGTGTACACGGCCAGGAACCCTTCCACCTTGGCCTGGTAGGTGGCGATCAGTTCCTGGAGCGCCGCATCTATGCGCTCCACGGCAGTGATGGCCACGGGGTAGACCCCGCCCTTGAAAATGCGCTGGGCGCCAGGCACCATCTTCCGCCGCATGTAGCGGCCGATTTCTCGGCTCGCCATCACAGCGGCATCGTACTCGGGAGACTGGATGATCTTCTTGTTGGCCCCGATCAGGTCGGCGCTAGCGCCGGCCTCTTCGGCCGTGCTGCTAGAGTCGATCTTGCGAGTGACACCCCAGGTGCGCACGCAGACAGAGAACAGCACGGTATTGTCGAAGGGGTTCATCCCCTTCACCGTAGCGGCCAGGGCACCGTTGGTGCCCTGGGTATTGTTAAGCGTAGCAGTGGTCATACTTCATTCCTTTCGTGTTGGGCAGTGTACTTACGCCACCAGGACACAAAGTCAAGTCCCAGGGCGCACGTTTTTTGTTAGTCGCCGTCCTGGTCGGCCTGACTCACCACCAGACAGCCCAGGGCAAAGTGCCGCAAGGTAAGCGGGTCCAGATAGGTCGGGATGCAGCGCGGCCGACAGCCGCCCATATCCAGCCAGTCCGCCAGGTCCATCGCCTGGTCGTGGGCCGTGGCCATGTCGCCCTCTTCACAGGCGCTGACCAGGTTAGCCCAGGCAAGTGTTGCGTCCATTGTGTAGTCTCCCTTTCCAGCGTCCCAGGTGTAACAGGTGTTACACCTGGGGGTTGGCTGTTAGTGCTTGTGCCATTTCCCGTCCCCGTGGTGGTGCAAGCCACCGGCGACGTGCTGGGACAGTCCCAGCGTGGGCAGGTTCTGTTTGGTCTCACAGGGGCCACCCATGAGACTCACGGCCAGGGCCAACAGTTCGTCGGCGTCCGCGTGGACTTCCGGGCTGAAACCACCGGGGGCTGTGATCTTCAGCTTGCCATCGGCAAGCACTTCGATGATAAACTGATTCCCTTGGATGTTGCCCAACATGGTCTACCCTCCCTTTCGTTGTGTGTTGGCACGGACGGCCAGCTTGCCGCCCGCTAACCCCTGCGTTGTCCAGCCCTTCGCCACGGCGGCCTGGGTGAAGACACGGACCACTTCCTGGGTGTAGGAGACCCGCAAACCATTCACGGCGCTGGGCTCCCCCGTGGCCTTGCCGTCTCTGATGATGACGGCCTGCCGTCCAGGTAGGGTCAGGAAGTAGGCCCCTGCCTGGTCCTGGAGCGCGTAACCAAGGGCCTTGGCCACCCGCTCCAGGATTTGTTTGTTCTCGGGCTTGAAGTCCACACTGATCGTGCTTGTGGTGTAGCACGGCATGTTTTTCTCCTGTCTCGTGTCGGGCGATCTTTCAGGTGGGCACTTTCAGTATACGTTTCAGCCTCTGGTACGTCAAGTCATTTTTCCGAAAATAGGCGCACCGGCCAGGAAAACCAGGCGTTTGGCATGTATGCCCCTCTGGGCATATCCTGGTAGTTTGAACGGTTGTTCAGTAAAGTTCAGGTGTAACACCTGTTACACCTGAAAAACCGGGTCGAAGGGTCGATTTCTGGAAAATGACTTGACGCCTTGACGGCTGAAACGTATACTGACAGTGCCCCCGACGAAAGGACAAAATCATGACCGCTACCAACAAGACTTCAACGACCGCCCCTACTGCCGCGCCCAAGGCCAGTCAGCTCTGCGCCGAGTTCCGAGAGGCACGCATGCGGGGCACGCCCTGGTGTATTGTGGACACCACCGACTGGCGGGCCACCATGACAACCCTCCTGGGAGTGCGCAAGAACGGCGAGACCACGCCCCCGGCAGCCTGCCTGTTCACCGTGGTGGACGGCACGGTGTCACCCATTCGCTCGCCCCTGGGTGCCGTGTTAAGCGGCACCGTCAGCGGGATGCCCACGGACATCCTGCAAACCCCGCCCCATCTCCATCTCAAGGCGTCGATGGAGATGTTGCCCGAAGACGGGATCTACTTCTGGGTAGTCCCCAGCAATGATCTTTTGCGCGACCCATTCGTCGCGCAGGCCATGTCTGACCTGCGCGATGTCTACAAAACAAACGGCCGTATGCTGGTCATCATGGGGCTGAACCCCCAGGTCTCGGAGTTTGTGCGGGAGGACGTGCCCACCCTCACGGACCCGCTCCCGACCCTGGAAGAACTCCAGGTGATCGCCACGGAAGCCGTGCGCGATATTTGCAAAAGCACGGCCCCTGACAGCGAGATCCAGGCCGCAGCCCGTGCCTGCCTGGGGTTGACCAGGTTCGCCGCCGAAGAGGCGATCTGCCGTAAAACCAGGCGCACCCAGATCAACCTGGCCGACCTGGGCAAGACCCAGGCCGCCGTGATCGAGCAAAGTTCTGGCAAGGCGCTCACCTTTGAGCGCGAAACCTGGACCTTTGACGAAGTTGGCGGCCTGGAGTCCTTCAAGGGCTTCATGGGCAAGCTGTTCGGTGGCCCGCGCCGCCCCAACCTGGTGGTGCGGGTAGACGAGATCGACAAGAGCATCACGGCCGCCTCAAGTGGTACCGTGTCCGACAACACCGGGGTGTCCCAGGACATCCTGAAGTGTCTCCTCACCGGCCTGGAAGAGAACAAGTGGATGGGCTTGCTGGCCGTAGGTGGACCCGGTACGGGCAAGAGCCTGGCCAGCATTTGCACGGGCAACACGTTTGGGGCCAAGACCCTGGCCCTGGACCTGGGTGCCGTGAAAGGCTCGCTGGTGGGCGAGTCCGAGCAAAAGATTCGCCGCACCCTGGACATCATCAAGACCGTGGGTGGGCAGGACGTGCTTTTCATGGCCACTTGCAACAGGATGGACACCCTGCCTGCCGAACTGCAACGGCGGTTCTGGCTCGGAACCTGGTTCTGGGACGTGCCCTCCCAGGAAGAGCGGGCGCAAATCTGGAAGATCCAGCGGGCCCGGTTCCAGATCAATGCCCAGGACGTTCAGCCCAATGACGACGGGTGGACCGGCAGTGACATACGCAACTGTTGTCAGATGGCCTACATCACGGCCGACACCCTGACCGGGGCCGCCGAGCGGATCACGCTGGTGGGGCGCGCCAGCAAGCCCTTGATTGACAGCCTCCGCGACCTTGCCGAGCGCTCCGACTTCCGCAGCGCGAACTTGCCTGGGGCCTACAGGAAGCCCCAGCAAAGGGTAGCGACCCGCAAGATCAGCAGCTAACCCCACGGTCGCCAGGTGTAACACCTGTTACACCTGGTGGTCTGCCAACCTGCCGCGACGGGATGCGAGTGTTACACTCACCGTGGTTCAACTCCACGGCGCGGCTCTACCCGGTCAGCCTGGCCTGGACGCTCCCGCCGGGGGCCTTCAAGACTTGCGGCGGCCCCACTTAAAGCCGGCCCCGGAATTATCCCAGGTAAATTCCGGGCTCTTGACTTTCAGCCTCTGCGGCCTATAATCATAGTAGGCGGGCAACCACCCGCCGGAAGGGGTCACGACATGAGAAAGAAGACTGTCAAGGGTATCCTGGCGGCGGACTTCCAGACCTGGGCCCGCTTTCAACTCCGGGCCATCCACGGCCGGGAAGTGCTGGGCTTGATCGGCAACGACTGCCACGACTACGCGGGCCGCAACCCAGCCCGCCCCGACTTGATTGCCCTGGATAACCCACAACCCAACTAGGGAGGATAATACCCCATTAGCAACAGTATCTACTTCGCCAGCATTGCCAAGCCCAACGAGATCGCCTACCAGGTCTACAAAGACAGCATGGCCTACTGGAACGCGGCCAGGAACAGCCACCGGCCGCTCTGTACCTGGGCCGGTGCCTACTTCACCTACGGCGACGGCTTGGTCCAACACAGTCCGGACTGGCCCGTCCAGGCGGAAAGCCTGGGCGACTTCTGCGCCAGCCTGGCCACCCACTTGTTGTCCCATCCAGAAGACACCGCCATGGTGGCGGGCAACTGGCCCCAGGAAGACAGGTATTCCAGAGAGACCATTACCTTCCTGGCCGGGCTGAAGTACCAGGAAGAGAAGCAGCGCTGGTACAGCCTGAGAGACAACAAGGTCTCTGCCAGTGAGAGCAAGCGCCATGATAAGAGATGGGAAAAGATCCAGACCTGGTGCGACGGCAGCATGTCCAGTGTGTTGGCCATGCTGGAGATTGGCAACCACCATTTCCTGAGTGCGTGGCTGATCGCCCATGAGACATACGGGATCTTGCAGGGCCTGAAAGACTACCATCGCCTGGTGAATCTCCATGAGCATTTTAAGCTCACCGAAGTCGGGGTAGAGAACGCCTTCCTGGCGGCGCACCATCTTGTGCTGGCCCAGCGCCAGCGCGATCTTGGCACTTGCTTGTTGGACTGCTACACCCGTGACAGGGAAGACGTGAAGCGCCGGGAGGAGCAGGCCGCGGCGCCAGCACAAGAAGAGAACGCCGCGCCCATGGACGGCACAACCAAGGACACCGCGCCCACGGAGGGCACGCCGTGCGTGCCCTGATTAGCCACCAGGACCGCCAGGCCAGTAAGCGCCTGGTGGCCGACCTGAAGAACCAGACCGACTGACCCATGGCTCTAGATTCTAGAAAGGACCATCGCATGCTCGACAACGTGTACCAGGGCGTGGTTTACAGCGCCACCCCGGTCACCCGACTGGAAGACGACAAGAGAGTGAGCGGCCCCGGCTTCCTGCTGCACAACCAGCACGGCGAGCTGGTGGCTGCCATCCTGGGTGGCCCCGGCAACGACGTGGACGTGCTGGAGGCCAGCCAGCACATGCTGCTGACCCTGGGCACCGTGCGCGCCCTGCTCCTGGCCAGCGCCTGCATGCAAGAGCAAGCCAGGGCCAAGACCGTGCAGGACGCCGTGGAGATCCTGGAGGACACCCTGCGCCTGTGCCATCATCACCAGGTCTCAGGTGTAACACCTGTTACACCTGGGGAATGACAGAGGGGACAACCATGATAAAGACCATTGCGTCATTATTTCCAGCCGCGCTCACCCAACCACTGCTGGCACTGGCCACCCAAAAGAGAGACTGGTGCGTAATCGTGCTGGACAAGGAGCGCCGCAAGTATTGCGTCCAAAGCATCATGCCCATCCCGGCCTGGCTGGAGCGCCTGACCACCAATCAGCCCGAAGAGTACCTGGGTTTGCTCTCCATCAGTCACTGGCTGGTGGACGGCCCCAAGATCGCCAGGCCCACCCCGCACCAGTTTGAAGCCCTGGAAAATGTGGAGATTCGCCTGGAACTCCCAGACTTCGCCATGCCGTTCCCCACCCTGCTGGTGGAGTTCCCGGAAAGCACTTTCTTCAGGGCCTGCCTCTTATATCTGGCGAATCCCCATGCCCTCATTTGTAACCTCATCACCCAGGACCATCAGCACGACATTTGCACAGTGGTCACTTATGTGCCTGGTGAGATGATGGAGCAGTCCCTGACCGCCTTTGACGAAGGGGTCAAGGACCACACGGAAGAGGCGGCCCGGTGCCTGCGCGTAGCGGTCAACTTCGCCATGCTCCTTGCCGGCCAGGAGCTAAAGGTCTTGCCCTGCCTGCCGCATGACGTGGCCAGAGATCGGCGCCTTGGCCAGGAGGCAACCAACAGGGGTGACAAGGCCCGAGAGCGCCTGCGCAACCACCTGCATGAAGTGAGTTTGGCCCAGGACGTGTGCGTGTGCCGGGAAGTGTCCCAGGCCACTGACAACGAGATCGCCACCCCTGGCGTGCCCACGGGCCGGGAAATGCCGTTCCACTGGCGCCGTGGGCACTGGCATATCTACCTGCATGGACCAGGCAAGACCCTGAGAAAGCGGGTTCTCATGCCTGCCATCAAGGTCCGCGAAGACAAACTGCTGGTGCCCCTCTCCCAGACCAGCGCCAACTACACCCTGAAGTGAGGAACAAGCCATGGACCTGGACTGGCTGCCTAACCTGGTACGCGAAGAAACATGCCCACCGGCCGCCGAACGATGTTTACGCGCCCTGCTGGGCGACCCCGGCACGCAACCCTGGTCTTATGAGAACAAGCGCCGCAACCGCACCAGTTTGCTGGTGTGCGGCATCAACGACCCGGCGGGCCTGATGCGAGCAGCCAGGTCCGTGTATGCCTGTGCCAATCAGACGCATGGCGCCAGCCATGTCCGATGATTACTCCTAACCCAAGAGATGGAGACCAACCAACATGACCAAGACCTTCAAGCCGACAGTGCCCACCCAGGGCCTGTCCCCCACCCAGCAACACATGCTTGCCATCATGGCCAAACTCCAGGCCACCCTGGACAAAGCCCAGCAGGCGTGCGCCCTGGACGACTGGAATTGCTTCCTTGAGCCGATGGACGCACCCCAGGATCTGGCCGTCGCCATCATGACCGGCCGTCCGGAATTGGTCAAACTGGCCCAGCCACGGGCCCTCACCCAGGATGAGTGCGCCGTGGTCTTCAAGATGCTGAGTATCCTCCTGGAAACCAACAGCGCCCTGCGCGAACACGCCGCCCTCACGGCCCAATTGGTCGGCCAGTGGACGGACAGCGTGCAGGCCATCTTCGCTACCGCCGGCAAGATTGAAGACTTCGCCAACTATCGCCCCGTGGACCGTGACACCGTGGATGAGGAGTAAGCCATGAAGAAGTGCGACGAACTCAGCGATCCCAGGTCATGCCTGAACAGGGCCGATGCGGATGAGTTACTCTTTGTGCTGCGTGCCCGCGACCTGGCGGCGCCCAGCGCCGTGCTGGCCTGGATCAAGGAAAGAATCCGGCTGAAAAAGAATGGCCCCCTGGACGAGTAAATCGGGGACGCCTGGCGCTGGGTGGAAGAATGCCTCAAGTACCAGGCCGACCAGGACCATGGTCCTGGTCGGCGCCAGCCTGAAGATAAAGACCCTTCCTGACATGGGCAGGAAGGCCCTGGCAGGTATCGCGCTTCAGGCGATTACGCTTCCTGGCGCAACTGTCACACTACAAGGTCATGCTCCAACGTGCCAGGAAGCCTTGTTTACACACCAGGCAGACCTTCTCATACACCGGCCGCTTGACCTGGCCCATGGTTGCCCCCTATACTTTTCCTGGGCTGACTGCCGTTCGGGTCTACATCTTGTAAAGGTGACTCGGACATCACTTCGTCAGCCCTTTTCTATTTCAACCCCTCCCAATTCGCCTGCCAACCATTTGTCCATGGGCGCTACGGCCGAAGCACACCAGGTGTAACACCTGTTACACCTGGTCCATTTCTTTTTCCCTCTCAGGCCCCGACAAACTCTCCCCTGGTCAGGTAGCCGTGCCAGTGCTGCCCAGGGCCAATCAGGATACTAGGCGTGCAGGTGGGCTGTTCCTCATCCCGGTTCCAGGCCCAGGCGCCGCCCTCTTGCCGACCATCGTCCCTTACCTTGATGCCCGCCAGGTCGCCGCAGCCGCAGGGGCACAAAAAAGAAAGTCTCCTACAGCCGCCCTCTTCTGGGTTGGGCGGTGTCAAGAAGTAGTCACCAGGCTCCTTGCAGGCATCGAAGTCGGCCACTCGTTTGGCTCTTACCTTCATGGCTCACCCTCCCTTGTTCCAGGTCACTGGCGCCCCAGGTTGTCCATGTCCTGTCGGCGCCTGGTATCCAACTCACGCAAGAGGGGTTCAACCCTCTGTTTCTCCAAGCGCAACTCGTCCAACTCGCCGTGCATGGCCTTGAGGATGGGTGCCAGGAAAGCATCCTGATCCTGGCGTTCCTTCAGCAGTTGCTGGCAGGCATGCTCGGCCCGGTCGCAGCGCTGCTTCTCATAGGTGGCCTGGTTTCTCAACAGCACCAGCGCCACCACCAGGATGCTCACCAGCAAGGCCCAGGAAAACCGCTCCCACCTGGCCATGGTCAACTCCCCGTCTGGATGGGGCCGCGCCCCAAACGAGCGCCTTGCAAGAGGCGCATGGACTCCCTCTTGCAAAGTTCATCGCACCTTTTATTGTGACTGCTGACGGGCAACCCGCCCGGCTTGTGCCCCCGCATGAGATCCTGCCGCGACGGGTGCCCGGCCAGCAGTGTTAGCCCATAACTCCCCAGGCGGGCCCGCACCTGCCTTACCCGGTCTTGCAGCGCCAGGGGGATGCCGGTGAACTTGGGACGGACAGCCTGGAAGCGCCGCAGAGTTACCAGGCTGTCCGTGTAGACATGACCTTGCCAGCCATCGGGCAGCGCCTCCAGGGCATGCAGCACGGCGATGAGTTCCGTCAGATTGTTGGTCACAACCTCCAGGCCCACTTCCAGGGGCGTCACTGACCCGGACATCTCGCACACCGTGCGCCCCTGGGCGGACTCGCCAGCGGCCCCAACCCTTCCTGGGCCGCTCGGGTGATGGCCAGGGCCACCATCGCATAGGCTTCCGCCAGACTGTCCCGCTCGTTCCACTGGCACCCCAACACCGCCGGGAAGTCATCACGCAGCATCACCGCCAGCACCGCGTCAGGCAACTGGTGCCCCAGAGGGAGCAAGGGACCACGGTTTTGGCGCCAGTGCCACCTCTCCGCGTAGCGCAGCGGACACAGCTTCTCCTGCGCCAGCCACCTGTATGCCTGGCCCAGCTTCTCCTGTCCCAGCTCCTCCAGCCTGTCCGCCAGCACCCGCAACTGATCCCACAGGCAGGTTTCCAGGCCCTGGCTCAAGCCTTGCAAGATCGCGTCATGGTCAATCAGCTTCGCGTCCAACCCCATCGCGTCAGCCCTCCAGGTCGTGGCTCGTTACCGGCACCGCGTCGTCTGTCTCCGGCACCCACTTGCCCGTCTTCTTCGCTTGCC